GGACATTTGTGCCCAGACAACCCCGGCGGCCTGCGCCCCAAGGAACAAGTTGTGCGCATACTGGATCGTTGAGGAGCCCAACTGAATGTCCTCATACTCGTAAATCAAAGTGCCGTTCCACGAGCCTTTGAACGATGAGCCGGTATAAATTGGCGAATCGGCGTTGCTCTGGGGCGGGATATTGATCTGCGCATTCTTCCAAGCGGCGTCAGCCAGGATCATGTCCCGGATGGCGAGCGTATGAGCGACGAAGCAAAACCACTCTTCCATCTTTTTGCCGTTGACTACGCGCATGGGGCGAATCTTGGCGGTCGCAACCGGGATCAGTTTCGCTTTGCGCTTGGCGATGTCGATAACATTGGTGGTCAACTGATCTGCGGCATTGTCAAGGTTGAGCAATGCGGTTGCATGGGTCGCATTCCAATTGCTGTCAGTGGCACCATAAATGTAGCGACCACGAACCCGGCCCGTGGTGACATCTGACATCTTGGTGGTCAATTCTTCGTCGAGGCGTTCCTTGGTGCGAATCGCCAGCGCCCGCTTGACCGACTGAAGCACGTCGAAATTCACCCGCTGCGTGGTCATCGACTTGTCATCGACGCGCACCAAATGGCGCACATTATCAACGACAATCCGCTGCCCGAAGAAAGGCACCGCGCCTTCACTGCCGAGGCCGACGTTGTTACCGAGAACTAAGCCGCCTTCCATCTGACCCATCATTTGAATCGTGATGGCATCGCCGGCTTTCTTTTGCAGCTCGTTTTTGACCTGAATCGGCATGTCCATCGACGTGCCCATGAGGTTGTACCACCAAAGCATTTTGGTGTACTCCTCGTACAACTGCTCATCCCAAATCTCATTGGTCAGGCTGTGACCCGTCAATATTTCTGTATAAGCCATGAATCTAGCTCCTGTTTAATTGTGGAAGAACGAAGAAAGAGGGCGCGCGCCGGGTGCTTTCACGTCGCCACTGGCCGGGCGTATCTCTCGATTTCCGTTCGGGGTTTTGTTCTTCATGGCAATGCCGTCTAATATCTTTTGGTGCTCCTCTTTGCGGATTTGCTCGCGCAATTCCGCTACCGCTTCCGCCTTGATCTTTTCGACCAATACGTCAACGTCTGACGATCCATACTTTTGCGTTATGTCCCACTCCTTCAGCACTTTGAGGGCTTCGGCCATTGGTGCGGGCGAGCCTAAGACGCGCTGTTGCACCATGTCGTTTTGGTCAAATAGCTGATTGAAGCGGTCGAGTTCGGCGCGGGTCTTTTCCTCGCCAAGTTTATCGACTACCGCGGAGATGCTCGCTTGCACGGCCCCTTGGGTGCGGGCCTGAGTGAGTACCTGCTGCGGGTCGATCTTGGGCTCGTCTACTGTCGGGTCATAGGTGCCGTCGAGCTTCTTGTTGATGATTTCGAGTTCGCGCTGCTGATTGACGTAACGCTGATTGATTTGGGTCGCCCAATCGCGTGCGGCTTTTTCCCGCTTGGCGATTTCGTCGGCCCGCTTTTTGTGTGGATTGTCGTCGGAGTCCCAATCGAATGTCTTATCCGGCTCTGCCTTCGCCTCGACCTTGGGTTTATCCTCGGTCGCGACATGTTCTTTTTCCGGCTCCGCTTTGACTTCCGGCTCGTCGGGAGTCTTTTCAGCACTCGCAGGATCACTGGCGGGTTGAGCTTCGACTTCCGGCGTTTCCGGTGTGGGCGTGTCTGTAACGCCTTCCGTAGCGCGATGGCCGCTGCTGAATACCCGGTCCATGACCGTGCTCTCTGTGCTTGGAGCCTCTGTCGTTTCGTCCATTTCTGCTTACTCCTGTTCGCCTGCCGTTGTCGGGGTCGGCGATTCTGCATCAACCTGCGGCTGGACTGCCGGGTCGGTTGATTGTTTACTTTTTCGTGGTTTAGGCACGCCCGCATCGGAGCGCATCGCCCGGCGCCTTTCGCCTCGTTTGAGCTTGGCGCGGTTGATGGCTTTCTTTGTGAGCGCGATTTCTTCGGGTGTGCGGATTGGATTGCCCCAACGGTTTTTGGGGCGTTCTCGCATCGGCAACTTGCCGATTTCTTCCATCGATAGCTTAGGCGGGGCGATGACGTTGCTGCCATTGTCCCTGTTCATTGCTTCATTTTCGGGATGATCGACGCCGTTCTCGATTGCCGGGTAAATCTCCTCGACTAACTCGAAAGGGCCGTCCTTGCCCGACAGGTCGAGCAGTTTTCGCCCGTCTTGCCAGGGAAATTCCCCGATCGGGTTACAAGTCACTTCGCCGGTCTTTTCAGAGCGGGAGACAAACGGAATCGGCAACTCGACTGTCTTGGGGTGATCGTAGACATAGCCCATTTGGCCCATCAGCTTGCCGCGATACTTGATTCTGATTGCAACGGGATTCATCGTTTGCTCCTACCAAGATCAAAATATTTTACGTTGCGCACTTTATAGATGCGCTGGCGGGTCGAATGATCGTCCACCAGTTCGTCAACCTCGTGGCGGTGAATATCAAGCCCGTTTTCCTTGAACAGCTTCACGTTTGTCTCGGTGATCGTTTGCGGGTTGTCGATCTTGTCAAACCCGATTCTCAGTTCCTTTTTTGCCATTATCCATTTCCTTACTGGCTGCGACCTGCATCGATAGCTTTGCGAACTCCATCTGGAGTTCCATTTGCTTCTTCTCAATTTCCATCTGCGTGAGTTGCTGCTTGGCCTGTACGTCGAAAGCCTTGGATTGCATCTCCATCTGGTGCTTCTCGCGCTCAAGCTGCATTTCTTCTTGCTTGCCAGGGTCGTTTCCTGCCTTGGCCTGCTCCGACATAATCTTGCCCTGCACCTGAGTTTCCGCTGACGTGTTGGGCATTTCTTTCATCACCGCTTGGGCAACTTCTGGCGCTCCCATCTCTATCCACATAGCGGCCCGTTCGGGCGGCGTGAGCGCGTCGAGCTGTGCGCTGATGGCGATTTTCGGCTTGTTGGGCGGCGGCTGTGATGCGGCCTGCACCTTTTTCATAATTTCGTCTTTGTCGGGAATATCAACGAGATCGAACATGATCTCGGCCCACATGGGGCCAAAAGGCAGTATCGCCGGCAATACTTGGCCAAGGGACTGTAAAGTCTCCTCGCGCCGAGTAGTCGCGTCGGGCGCCTCGTCCACGATGATGTCGTAGGTGCGTTGCTTGATCGCCGCCAGGGTGTCACTGTCGAGCGCCACTTCCTTGGCGGCTTTGAGGTTGTCCGTGATGTAGAACGTCAATGGCTGGGTATAGTGCTGCTGGATCAATTCGAGCACGACCCGGCCTTGGATAACCCGGGTGCGGCGGAAGTTATCGAAGATCGGCGCAATGATAACGTCGGTCATCGCCTGCTTGCGGGCGATGCCTACGCCGGAGCGCACTTCGCTTTTTTCTCCCATTGCGTCGGGATTGATGCCGGTGACACGACGAAAATCGTCTTTAGACATGCCGTGCATGGCAAGATGGCCCTGCGCCAATTCCAGATTGTTATGGAGTTGGAACCGCTCGAAATAGCCCTTGTTAATCTCCATTTGGCCGTCAGGCCGGGACTTCTCCAGCGCAAATTGGACCGGATCGGTAACGGCGCCCTGCTCGTAAATCGCCTGATTGGTGGTGAGCAGGTGCAGCGACTTGGATTCCCGCTTATTGATGGCGTCTTGGAGTTCCAGGGCTATCCAAATCAGGCTATAAGGCTCGCCCGACTTCATGCGCGCGACAAAGTACGGGATGAACGGGAAATAGAGGCGATCGGTTTCCTTGTGCTCCAACAGGACGCCTTTGGCGAATAGCCCCATGTTAAGCGTGTGCTTTACCCGCACGTCCTCGTTGTACTTCTGGGTTTTCTTTAGCAGCTTGACTTCTTCTTTGGTCAACTCGCGAGTCTGACCGCTGGCAGGGTCGTGCAACTCGCGGGTTTCGGTATCAAGGGCGGCGCCGCTCTCAAAGATGCAGATCGACTGGCGTTTCTTGGTCTTGTACCACTGCTCGATGACCCGGACTCGCTTGCGCTCCATATCGACCCAGTTTTCGCGCTTGATGCGGTCCACTTCGCCAAGCTGGCCAACGTCGGAGCCGCCAGTAATGAGCCGGTCAATGGTTTGCTTCTTGTCTGGGTACAGTTCGCCGAGGTCGTCGGCGTCTACCCAAATCGCTTCGTTGATATAATTGGCGTCAATGTTCCAGTCGTAGCGGCGCGAGTAGGGATCAGGAAGTATCGTAAACGAGTCCACACACTTCATCGCTATTTTCGGCTGATAGCCGTCGTCAAAGGTAACGTCGGCTTTGAGCACGCCAAAGCCGCCAGTAAAACCGTCCTCGGCTTGGTCCTTTTCCTCAAATTCGAGGTCGTTTGACTGGCGAATGAAGCGGAACAGGTCGGAAAGCACTTCCGCTGCCGGCTGGTCCTCGGGGTTGCGGCCCTTGTAGAGTACGCGGGTGTTTTGGCGCACGAATTGGCCAACCATGCGGTTGACCGTGACGCTGATCTGATTATTGACGGTCGGCGGTTGCCCGCGCTTTTGCAGTTCGGCGAGTTCGGCGGATGTCCACTGCTTATTTTCCTTGTAGTCGTGGCACTTGGCGGCGTGTTTGCGCCAATCTTGCCAAGTAGGATGGTCAAGCGCGGTCTGGAAATTACTTTCGAGCTTTTTTAATAGCTCGGCAGTAGATTCGTCGTCGGTTTTCTTTTTTTGTCCTGAATAAGCCAAAGGCCAACTCTCTTAGCGAGGTTGGCCCTTAGTTAAACTAGCGGCGTAACTGCTGAATTTGAGCTAATACAATCAGTTGATTACAAATGCAAGGGGAATCTATTAGTAGAGGCTAGGGAGTTGGAATTATCCCCAACCCCAACAAGGCTGTTATCCCCAAAGATAAGAGGGCTAAAATCATTATCGCGAGTCCGGGCTTATCATTATGAGTATACCAACGCTGCAAAAGACTTTGCCTACCTATAAAAAATTCTAGCGGTCGTAACGCCTCGCCCCAACGAGCCAAGATGAAACATTCCCGACCAGCAATTCCCACTAACACCGGATCAGATATAGCGGCCCGTTCTGGTGTTCCAATATAAATCGCATCGAACAATTCTGCTTTACGGGCGCGGTTAAGTATGTGGAGAACACCTAGCGGAATAGTGTCAAAGGCATAACCCGACCCTCTTGTTTCAGTCTGGTTGCCTACCCAATACATGCGTGGAAAGTGACGATTTAGATTGCGGGATTCTTGAGCCGTCAACGCTTTGTATGACGACAGTTCGCCGGTTGCTAATCGTAAATCAATGTTCTTAGCCATTCTAGTAAAGCCAAGACTAGCGGCGAAGTCTTGATAATCTTTAATGGCCTTGGGCATATTAGGCGAAAGCATAGTCGAGTCACCAAACGTTTCAACCTGGATACCATTCTCCATTTTAATCATAAGATTCCTTTCTTTATTTTAGGCACTCACCCGCACGACGATATGAGTCTCCCGCCGCAGCTCATCCCGCTCCCGATCGACAACTTGCCGCAACGTGCCTGAATCGACCAGCAGCAACTCGATCATCTTCAGCGATGAGATAAGCTGACGGCGCAGATTCATAAGTTCGACGATGTTGGGTTGCTTATCCATGAAATAGCTCGCAGTCCTCAATAAACGTCCAATATCCCGTTGCTTCAGTCATGCCGCCAAAGAAACAGCCCTTGGGATGTAAACCGCAATCGGGCGCGCATTGAGCACCACACTCCAGGCAGTCGCCGGGCGTTGGCTCTGCCAACCACTCTCGAACCATTGGGCCAACCCTCATTTGTTTAACCATTAGTTGGGATGCCATAAAATTCGCATTTAGCGCATAGCGCATTGGCCAAATCGCGGCGCCCGTCGATGTGATAGCTCATCATGGTTTTTCGCTTTTGGCCATTCCAGAGAGAATCTAAAGTCTCGCCATTAAGGTTTCCAAGCAAGCCACTGCGGCCAACATCAAGGCGATTACAAATATAGAGGTCGCCACGCCAATCAACACTGGGGTGAGAAAGGAAATCGAGACAAATTCCCACTTCAGGGATGGGAGGTTGCGATCGCTTGTAATGAGTATCAGAGCCAGGGCTATGCAAACTTCGATGAAGAATAGCAACGCCAAGCTGCTTAAACCGATCTTCGTCCACTCCCGTGCCGACAATCTTAACGTTGACGACGGGCTTTCGGCTTCCTTTGCATTCGACGAGAAACTTCCGTAGCACGGCCAATTGTTCATCGCCGTCGGGGTCTTTGTCAAAGACCGAGACTGTAACCGTTTCGCACCGATCAATGATTTCATCGGCTTTCTCCACTAATAATTTGCCATTGGTGACAATCGATCGAATCTGATCGCAGAAAATCCCCATCGCTTCTTTGAAATACGGGTAATAAAGCGGCTCGCCGTCGCGGTGAAACTGCACAATGATGCCGGGCGGCAACTGCTCTGCAATTTTAACGAGCAGGTTGATGTCGATGTCGCCATATTCTAGCGCCGTGTTTACTTTAGGATTTTGGTGGCCGCAGAAAAAGCAACTCTTGTTACACCGCGAAGTCAGTTCGATGTTAATCTGAGAAAGTGCGTTAAGCATCCTGCAACCAACTTTTAAGGACAACCCTTACTTGCTGCTCAAGAAAAACTCTCACTTCAGGAGTATCGCTGCTTGTTGGCAAATGTTTATCAGCCATTAAATTACCAATCACTCTTAAAACAATTTCCCGCGCCATCGAATCCAGTACGCAAGAATGATTAATTTTCATCCCATCTCCTCGCCTGATCTCTCCACCAGCAATTTACTGCTTCTTCCCACTTCTCCATCAGAAACTTGGTCATCGGGCCTACTTTGCCTTTGCCAATTTCTTGGCCGTTGATTCGCGTACACGGCATGATGCAGAACGGAGTTGCTGTATAGAATCCTTCGTCTGCGGTGATGGCATCATAAGCGTCGAATCTTCTTTCTCGACAATCGATGTCATATTGTCGTGCGAGTCCAAAGATAAAGTTACGCGATATACCGCGCAGGCAGTCTTTCGTTTCCGACGTAAAAAGTCGATCTCGCTTAACGATAAAAAAATTGGCACCAGTACCTTCTGTGATAAATCCGTCGTCTCCGGTGAGTAGCGGCCACGCATCAGGATCGCTCCTTTTCGCTTCCAGTTCGGCCATGCGGCTGCTGAGCCTGCAATGGTGCTTCACTTTGTTTTCGAGGTAGCGGCTTGGAATCGCCCGCTGCGACGTAATGACCGCGGGCCTTCCAGTCGTGTAAAACCTGCTTTGCCCACGCAGGACCCATCGTAAAGGATAAATGGTGATGGTTACGATTGGTTGGCATGTCAGGATCTCCGAATAAAGCGGGAGCGGCCCGCGGCTCACGTTTATAAAAGTGCGGTACTCGTCATCATCTGCAAATTCATGTCGGTTCGCGTTGACAAGATCAAAGTGTGCTTGGCGGAGTTGATAAAAGTTGTAGGGACAGTCCAACTGTAGAAACTTACAGGCATCCAAGATGCGATTGATATGGGCGTCGAGCTTGAAAGTTTCCTTGTTGAAACTCCTAAGCATCGAGAAAGTGCTGTCTCCATACATACTTCCTGAGTCATAGAGGCTCTGTACTGCTTCGCTCTCGGGTAGGAGTTTCCCATTTTTCCATATGCGGCGGCTCATGCCAACAACTTAATTATGTCAGTAATGTGAAATTCATTATTGCCAAAGTGATTATAGATTCTCTCGATGCACTCAAAATCTTCCTGCGTATTTACATCGAGCCTAAGATTGGACCGCCACGCTGGCGGGCATGGCGGCACCACGATATTATGCGTGTCGTGGTAATACTTGTGCGGGTGCTCGCGCATTGACGGCTTGCTGATTTCAAAGTTCAAAAATTCCAGCATCTCCATTGTGTACATTTCAGCGCCAATGCCATCGGGCCAACCAAGCTCCCTATTGGCAACTCGGTAATCACCGGCATTCGTCACCAGCGCACCCTTGGCGCCGAGATTGCCATGTTCGATGAGCAGGTCTATGGCTTCGGGCTCAATGCAGGGATTGTCGGCGCAAATGCGGATGATCGTATCGGCCTCGAACTCACGTGCGCAAAGATAATATCGTTTTGAGAGATCGGCATCGTTAATATCATATTGACGGGCAAGAAATACGGATGCTCCGGCTGCGAAGGCGACGGCTAAAAGCGGAATATCTTCCGATGCCCACGGCATTGCGACAATGATTTTATCAATCCGCTTCGCTCGCTTCACCCGCTCGATAACGTGTTGCAGCATCGGCTTACCAAGCAATTCTATGCTGCCTTTGCCGGGGAGCCTGTCGTTGCCGTTTCTTGCTTGTATAATCGCCGCAATCATTTGAACCGCCTCAACTTTTCCATGACCGGCCTCTCGCTCTCAATCATGCCGATAGCGCCATCGCCGCGGGCAATCTCGAAATCACGTATCTCTTGCACCAGCTTTTTAAACGCCGCCGGCTCCAACGACGCCGCCTGATCGCTGCCCCACATGGCCCGGTCCAGGGTTAGATGGCATTCAATGATTTTCGCCCCCATCACTGCCGCGCACAGCGCCGGCCACGGGCTGACGGCGTGATGGCTCCAACCGACGACACATTCAGGATAGCGATATTTCATTTCTCGAATACGCTCAAGTCGTAAATCCTTCAGCGCACTCGGATATGTCGCCGTACAAACCAAGATCGCAAGATTGACATGAGCAAGCGCACACTCACATGCTTTTTCAATCTCAATATTGCTGCTCATCCCGGTAGAAACAATCGTAGGCTTTCCAGTCTCATCAATCGCCTTCAACAATTCCATATCCGTCACGCACGCGCTCGCCACCTTGTAAAATGGCACGTCGAAAAACTCTAAAAACTTTACCGACTCACAATCCCACGGTGAGGCAAACCAAGTTATTTTCTTTTGGTAACAGTACTCATTGATTTCAGGATAATCGTCGAAACCAAATTCCAATCCGCGTTTAAGATCGCCATTCGTTTCACCGAAAGGGCTTTCGCGCGGGCGAGCGAGTTCTTCGGCAGTATAAACGACATCGACGGTGCGTTTTTGGAACTTGACGGCGTTTGCCCCGGCGTCAACCGCTGCATCGATGAGTTTTTTCGCGGTTTCGAGAGAACCTCCGTGATTTATCCCAAGCTCGGCGACGATGTAGCACGGTTTATCTTCTCCCCAGGGCACATCAGCCATTACGCCACTCTCCAATTAGTCGATTGCTTCCTGCCGCCGTAGCTGCTCTTGGTTTTCATCCGGCGCATGGTTTCAATGCCGAAATACTCGCTCATGGCGAGCGTATCGCCGCGGTTAGGCGACTCCACGCCCCTTTTAATCATGTCGCGCTTGGATTCGATCTTAATCACACCTTTTTGCTCATAGGTTTTTTGGTCCAGGCGCACATTCACAAGTTCGTCGACTAAAAGCGGATCATCCGGAATGCTGATGGTGCCGTGCTCAAACTCCTCTTTGAGATTCCACCAAAGTTCGTCGCGCATCCGGTAAAACCGCTGATCTTCGGTCGGCATCTCAGTTACGTTCACGTCAATAATCACATAATCCCGGCAACGCGCACGAAGATTGCCGGCAATGCCCCAACCGACACCGATCGGGTCGATTAGGACCATTGACGGCTGGTAAGTGAATATCTGACTCATTAGCCAGTTGGTGAGCGTTTCCGAGTTTGTCGTCGTGTACGGCTTGATTTCGAGGATGTTAGGACCGCGGCGGCGAGTAAGCACGGATTCATCGCCGCCGGCACCCACGTCAATGATGATAAATTCTTCGTCTGTATCAAGTGGTTCAATTTCTCGATGGATAGCATCGTGGATCCATTCTGGATCGAGAAGAGTAAGTTCGTCCATTTTCGGAGGGAGTCCAAGGACGCGAATACGATAGGTGTTGGAATCTCGTCCGTACTTTTTCCGCATGTACTCGATATGGTCTTTGCTGACGATCTCGCTTTCTTCCGCGTTCCAGCGGAGCGCACACCACGAGTCCCGGTTTTTGAATTGCGAGTCGATCGCATAGCCTTTGCTCCTCGTGGGATTGAAAATCAGGTTGACTAGATTCAGTTTGCCGGTCAGCGTGCCCTCGAGCGGCTTGAATACCGGGTCGGCAACGCCAGATGCTTCCGTAACCGGGATGAGCATATAATCTTCATGCAAGCCGGCCAGCGTTTCGGCCTGCTCATCGAGGGAGTCTTTTGGGTTGGCCGTGCGAGCCATCATAAACCACCGCTTGCCCTCGGCCTCTTTGAAATAAATCTTATCGGTTTGAATCTCGAACCACTCACGGATGGGCGAGAACTGCACCCACTTTTGCATTTCCGACCAAACGATGTCGCGCAACTGATGGGCTGACGGCGCCGTGGTGGGAATTTTGCAGTAAGAGAAGCAGCAAAGGAATTTCCAGCAAATCCAGGCGTTGAGCGCGTCTTTCCCTGTGCCCTGGCCGCTCATAATCGAGAGGCCGATCTTTTTGGAATAGTATTCCTCTGTGGGATTGAGCGGGTCTTTATACCACGCCTTAGTTTTAGCGATAACGAGCCGGTCGAACTCGTGCATCGCCTCCATTTGCTGCTCTGATGGCGTAGGAGGTGTATTTTCCTTGGCCCTCATGCAGTCGTTGACGAATTTCGGTGTCGAGGTTCGCCACGAGTCAACGAGGTCGGTTTCTTTGCTCATTTAGGCGGGTCTGTGTCCCGAAAACATTCACTTATATCACGAGGCGGGCCCCATTTCGCCAATCGAACCTTTACGGCTTCGCAAGCCTCACGATTTATAAACGGCCCATAAAGTTGTGGGTCGAACTTGCCATAGAAAAAAAACCAAGCCAAAAAACAAATGAGAAAAGTTCGTTTCAAATTTCCTCTAGGTAAACCAAACGACCGAGATCGGCTTTCTCATAGTGGTAGCGAGGCAATCTAAAAAGTCTATTATCGCTCTTGCGCTCGACACGGTAGCATTGTTGACCAAATTGCAGGGTGTGACCCTCTGTATTGAGGAGAATATAATCCTTATCGAACTCATCAGCAGGAATTTCCAGCACCCGATGGGCGGGCACGTCGATCCAGCGGGCCATCACCGGCCCCCGAAATAATTAGTCAGGGGCTTTTTGCGCGGCTTCTTGTCGGGACCGCGGCGGCGCGCGGTGTTGAGCGCGATCGCTACGGCCTGCTTTTGCGGTTTGCCAGCCGCCATTTCCGTTTTTATGTTCGATGATATGGTTTCTTGTGAATAACCGCGTTTGAGTGGCATTTGTATTTTTCCTCCGGTTTCAATAAATCGAGCCGCAACTCGCATTCCTTGCTTAACAATATCCTCGGCTCGTCCCTTTGAAATCCCATTTTCTAGGCCAATCCGCCTAAAAGTATCGCCGTTTTTGCGCCGAGTAATAAAATCAATCCAGCGATCGATTTGACGAATTTGATTTAAATAAAAGTTATGATTTACTTGGATTACTCTTATTAGTTTCTCGTGTTCGACATCAAGTGACGATCGCCGAATCATGTCACTCCATTTCTAGGGGCACGTCTTTCCACTCGCCACCAGGAGAATTGTCGAAAGGTTTCCACCACTGCTGAAGGATTTTTATCCTTCTCTCGCCCATCATCTGAAATTCCACATCAAGAGCAGCTATGCGCCGCTCGATAAATCTCAGCTTCGCGGTCGGGAGCAATCCTTGTGAGTATTCCATTTCAGCCGGCACCGCCGCCTTGCCGTCCTTTCAACGCCGCTTGGGCTTAACCATTGTGATGGCTTTATCCCGTCCCTCGCAATAAGTCAAAGATAATCGTTGACAACTCAATTCGCCTGCGGTAGAAACTTCTAGCGGTCGGCCAACCGCATGTTCGACGAGACATCCACGCCGGGGTGCCTATCACACCCCGGCAGTCTCAACCTTGATAGGAGGTTAGTTTTGAGTTCACCAGTCGATACATTGCTAGACGAAGTTGAGTGGGAAGCCGTTTCGCTTCCTCCAGCACCTTACGGCCCATTGCCTTACGTTACCCACAAAGGCGAGTTGCACCTTGGCGACCTCAGCCTTCGCTGTTTCATACTCAGCGACGGGCAACGAATTTTTGACGCTGACGATATTGAGCATTTATTTGGCCTTCGTAGGAAGGTAAAACCATGATCGGCCTATGCGACGCACACGTAACTCTAGGGGACATCATATCGTGTCAACGTAGCATCCTGTCTCATTGGGATGAAAACGCATAGGACTGGAATGAGCGATACGACCGAAACGACCGACGGCTGACACCATTGGGGGCGCGTCCCGTCTGACTCTGCCAAGGCGATGGCATAAAAAGCAGAGAAAGAATCAGACGGGGCTGTTGTGGCGGATGAGGATAAGTCGCCAGAGGGAGTGAGGGAGTGGAGTAGAGGGAGCAAGGTGGATAGCTTGTGACCCGACGAGTCCCCTTATCTTTAATCTGAGAGAGGACAATCATGAAAATTGAACCCCGCAATTAAAGCTGTTGCTGATAGAATCTATGCGTGCGATACGAAGAAGTTCAAGCGGTTGGTGGTTTGGATCAAACAGGCGCAGAAGTACAATTATAGTGATCCGGTGATTATCGGCGCATTGCTGCGATTTGAGAAGCATGCGAAATCAGTCGATAAGGGCTGGTATCCCTACTTGGATAAAATAATCGATAAGGTAAACAAGGACTTTAACATGGGTAGCAGTGTCAGAGAGCACGAGCGGCAAAATTGGGATGAGCGGGAGTTGGCGAGTGTGTTGAAGATTAGAGAGGTGGTGAAAGGTGCATGACTCTGAAGTTGGCGAGCGCTGGCGTGAATCAAAGGACGATGAGAACCGGCCCTATGGCACGACTGGTCAAGCTATCGTGCAAGCCTTGATTCGTAAATTAGTTGATGAGCGTCAACGTGAGCGTTGGCTCACGAAACAAACCATAACGATGACACAAGCGCGAGAAATGGCTTTAACCGATTTCTGTATACAATTGGATGATTGGAATGCCTAGACCTAAACCCTCAACTCCGCCCCTCGGCAAGTGCATCGGCGGCTACTCAATCGGCTGCCGCACCGATGAGCACCCGTACGGCAAGCTGATGAATATCTATTGCATGGTGTGCAAGGCGCGGATGGGCTGCTCGATCTGCGTACAGCCGGCAGCGGAACTGGCCTGCAAGCAATGCCACCAATGGGCAACAGCTGTGGCGCTGCGGCAGCACGGGCCGATGGTGGAGGCGGATAAGGTGCTGGACAGGGTGAGAGAGATTGTATCGGGTGCTGCGCTGCTAGAAGATGTGCCGTTTTGAAGATCCAAACCTCATATTGGCGAAAGCCCATCCCTACCGATAAATACGATTGGGAAGCCGTAGACGACAATTACGAGCCGGGGGAGCCCATTGGCCGCGGCGCCACGGAGCAGGAAGCGATTGATGATCTTTTGGAGCAAATAAATGGCGAGTGACAATCGTTTCACCATAGGCAAACAGCCATGTGCCAACTTTACGCCTAGACAGGAATGGTTCGGCTCGAATCGCCACGAGTGTATCTATTGCCGCTTGGACGAAGTAACCGTTTCATTTTGTGAGAACTGCGTGCGAGATCATCACCAAGACGGATATGAGACATGCAAATTCGAGCAGATAGCGGATAGGGGAGACTGATGAGGCTCTACAGAAAGATTTTATTATTTCTCGGCATCGTGTGGCGCCAGTGGGATCAAGGACCGCCGCGGGAGTATTGCGACCCGTACCGGCTATCGGTTCGAGACGCTTGGGATATAGCCGGTATAGTTTGGGCGAAGGAAAGGGGCCAATGATGGATTACCAAGCGGAAGCGCAGCGGTTGCTGCCGTGTGAGTCGGACTGTTGCGAAACACATCGAGTAGAATGCCCGGTGGCTTTCCGTCCCGCCGTCGCCGCTGCGCTCCAAGCGAAGGATGAAAAGATCGCGGGGTTACTAGAATCGCTCGATGCGCACGATGGGTTTATTACCCAACTCCGCGCCGAAGTCGCCAAGATCAAGTCTGAGTATGAGAGACTGGACGAACTGTATCGTAGTCGCGGGTGGGCAAATGAAAAACTAATTGCTGAGCGGGACGGCGCTATAAAATCCCATTGTGGCACATGCGACGGAAGCGGTGTTGTCGATTCAGGTGGTATAACACCGTGGGATGCGCCGATCGATATGGCATGTCCTGAATGCAAAGCAAAACGCGCCGCCGCCGTGGTGCAAGGGTTGGAGATCGCAGCAAAGAAAGTTCAATATCATCGTCATCGTTTAGGAGGCGTGTCTGCTGACGCATTCGCTATTTGTGCTGATATGCGGGACGCCATTGCCGCCGAGATCGCCAAGCGCAAGGAGGAATTAAATGACAAATGACAGAGAAGATCGACTTCATGGCAAACTCGAATGTACATTAGGCGGAGTGAGGGAATACAGTGAGGGGTATCCAGTTGAATTACGCCGAAATGTGAAGACAGGACGATTGTTTATTGTGGCCTACAACGAGGGACATAACAATATTGTCCAGATTGATTTGTTAGACCTTCTTGAATGGTGCGCGGCCAATCCGCATCCTGCTGTTTCCGTTATATCTAATAACACCGCTGTAGGCACAGTTTACCCAATAAGGTAGGCACAAACTGAAATGAGCCAAGCGCAAGGAGCCCGCATGACACGAGAAGAAATCGAGAAGGCGGCGATAGAGAATCGGTACTATTATTTGAATATCGCAGAAACCAAAAAGATTGCCGAGCCGAAAGCCGTTGCCTTTGCCATTGAGATAGCCAATGCGGCGCTGGAAGAGGCGGCTACCGTGGTTGAAACTAAAGCGGTATCGAAGCCGGGATACAAAGATGAGTTTCACATTGTTGATCGGCGCAAAGGGCAACCATCAATAAGTTGCATGCTAATATCAAAGGCCCTCCGCGCCCTGAAGATCAAGGAGCCTGCATGATCTGCCTTGCCGCTATGGCCTGGGCGGATAAATGACTTGGCTAATCGTCCAGAATGACGCCCGGCAACTGCCGCTAAGGGATCAATCCGTGCAATGCGTGGTGACATCGCCGCCGTACTGGGGGCTCAGGGATTATGGCGTCACCGGCCAGATAGGATTGGAGCAAACGCCCGAAGAGTACGTCGCCCGCATGGTCGAAGTATTCCGCGAGGTGCGCCGGGTGCTGCGCGATGACGGGACTTGTTGGGTGAATTTGGGGGATAGCTATGCGAGCGCAGTCAAGGGAAGCGGCGGGCCATCGGACAAACAACTCTCAAACGCTGGCTCATTTCATAACGTGAGCCAGCGTTTGAGTCATGGCCTAAAAGACAAGGATCTTGTCGGCATCCCCTGGCGCATAGCCTTCGCCCTCCAAGCCGATGGCTGGTATCTGCGCAGCGACATCATTTGGAGCAAGCCTAACCCCATGCCGGAGAGCGTGACCGACCGGCCCACCAAGGCGCATGAGTATGTGTTCCTGCTGGCCAAGCGAGAGCGGTACTTCTTCGATCAGGATGCGGTGAAAGAGCAATCGTCAGGATTAATTGGCGGGCGGTTTGGCAGTTATCCCGATTCAACCATGCGAAGGGATGCGGAGCGGGATCGCCCAGAAGATAATGGCACCCGCAACATCCGCACCGTCTGGGAGATCGCCACGCAGCCCTATCCCGAAAGCCACTTCGCCACGTTCCCCGAAGAACTGGCCATCAGGTGCATTAAGGCAGGTAGCTCGGAAAAAGGCTGCTGTGCCGAATGCGGGGCGCCGCGGGAGCGGGTAACGAAGCGCGGTGAATTAGTACCCGATGCCCCTGGTTATACCGCGCGCGGCACTATACGGGGCAACGATGGTTTTGTGAAAAATGCAATGACCCCGGCAGGTGCAACGCAAGGCCATCCAAATTTTCATTATGAATCCAAAACCCTCGGCTGGCAACCCACCTGCAAGCATGACGCCCCAACCAAACCCTGCATCGTCCTCGACCCCTTCGGCGGCGCCGGCACAGTCGCCCTGGTAGCCGACAAGCTCAACCGCACCGGCATCGCCCTCGAACTCAAGCGCGAATACTGCCAAATGGCCCGTAAACGCTGCTACGACGACTCCCCGCTGTTTGCCTAACCAGGGGGGGGTGTGGCAAAATGCCACAGGGTAACTTTTAGGTTCCACCCCAACAAATCCGCAGACTTCCAATCTAAGTCTTGACAGCCCAATAAAAAGTATGCCTTAAAGATAAATCCTGCTGCTTCAGCCACCACAGCGAGGAAAGCCAAAGGCGACTCGCAATCACCCTGTGTCCTGCTGCTGACTGTCTCTCCTGAGTGTCGAGCGTAAGCGATTTCCTACTGCCCTTTTAGAAATTCCCAGGATTGCGGAACTGCTTTTATAGAACTGCGCTTTTAGCACGGATGTGGATTTTTGTGCTGCAGTTGAATCAAAGGGGGGCTGCGCAGTGCTGCGGTGCTTCGTTCCCCCCTACCCCCTTAAATGTAGGCATGAGCATGGCCTGGGCATAGGGAGAGCAGAGGCATAGACAGAGCATAGGTGTACATATATGTACAAGTTTACATAATGTCTGTTATATGACCTTGAGTGCAATAACAGCTAGTTAGCAGGGCAAGTGATAGGAGTGCGGTGCTAGTCGTCGGTAGGGTTAATAACTTTAAGCTTGTGCGGCTCGACGCTTAACTTACGTAGGGCTGAATCGCCCGATTGCTCTGACTTGTTGATGATGCCGCTGAGGATCGCCACGTTGGAGCTAGACTTGCCGGTCTCCAGGCGTTCCTTGTCATAGATTAGGCCCATCATTCCGGCCATGGCATACGGTGACAGCTTGGCGAATTCCTTTTCATCGTCGAGCTTCACGGCTATGCCAGCTAACAGTTTAGCCTGTAATCCTGCGAATATATCAGCTCTCCACTGTCTGAACTCCTCAACACCTTGCCGCAAGTCAGTAAAGCTTGCGAAGCGTTTCAGGTGATCGGCTACAGTGGACGGAGATACGCCAACAACGGCTGCAATCTCGCTTTGCGATAGTCCCTTCGCATCGAGTTCCAAAAGCTTGCCAGTATCGAACGTGGCGACTCTAGTCATAGAGTTGCCGATTATCATGTTCGAGCAGGTCAGCGCAAGCAGTATCCAAAAGATACTAACTATCCAGATAGCATGTACCCACCAAAATGGTGTCTGAAGTAACCAACATGGTATTTGAATGGTTATTCATACGAAGTAAGTAAGTATCAAAAAGATACTATGTGGATATTGTTCACTTGTCACGCTTGGCATACGGGTTGCGTTACTAGAGAGGCATGGAGGGCACGAAAATGAAAGCATATATCGGCAAGTTGACAACGGATAGAGGCACGCTAGTCGGTGGTGTCAAGAAACACCTAAGCGCAGCGTTTGAGAGTGAGATCGACGCGCAATCATGGGTTGATACTGTCGTCAAAATCAATAAAGAGGCCAATCGTTGCATTGAATCCGCTACGGTTATCCAGATTCAAACCTACGGGCCTGTTATCTCGGCCAGTAACCATGATTGGAGCAAGGCGTACTAACATGGACTTCATCCTAAACAACATCGGCACGCTGGCACCGGCATACGTTGGAATCCTCGCAGCTATTGGGGTTTTGTACGTTTGCAGGCTGGCGAAGTAACAAAGACATGGAGGGAAAGAAAATGGCACAGATTCAATTTGAAGAAGTAACGATGGATCAATTTTACGAAACGTTAGAGCAGTACCGCAAACATTCTTGGACTCTGCTGGCCGACAGGGATGGTACTTACCGCGCTGAAAATCCTAGCAGCATCCGTATTATCGGTTCTCGGTCGCCTGAAGTTAGAGCCGACGGGACAAGGCAATACTGTATCGTCAACTACTAGTCTCCTCATCGGGAGTCTTACGGGACTCCCCATTGAGTAGATTCATTAACCGTGCGGGCCGCGAGTGCTTACTCGCAGAGGGAGACACGATGAAAACACTTAACGACTGGCAAGAAACATTGCACTACGTGAACCGGCTTGGCTTGGCACACCCGACAATGCCGATAGGGTGGAAGCAGCAAGTTCTCATGGATAACGTGAATATCATTGAAGGGCTGTCAGTGGAGAAATATCCTATCCGTGTTCACTACTCGCGCAAGGATGATTCATTCACTGTCAATCAACTCACCCGCAAAGCAACGCACCGATAGGGGGACACGACAATGGAAAAACTAACGTTAGCTGAATGGCTTACTGCAACAACGGAGCAGCGTGGCGAATGGCTCTTGAATGATCGTCAATTAGATAATCAATCTCATATCATCTTAGGTTGGGCATTGGCTTTCAGGGATAACGGTGGACACGTCTCCGATGAAACGATGCTCAAAGTCTACAATGCGCAGATTGAATCTTACAAAGCAGCCTAACCCTAGCCCCAGGAGACACGACAATGGAAAACAAACATACGCCGGGACCGTGGCACGATAGAGTTAACGAATTTGGTCAGCAGTGTATTTATAACCCTGATACTTGGGTTGCAACGTGTAAAACTCCCGCCAATGCCCGCCTCATCGCCGCGGCGCCTGAAATGCTGGAGGCTATTCGCGCAATCCTATTTCAAGTAATTCAAGGCAAGGTGCTAGAGCGTGACGCCTGTATTACACAAGCTCGCGCCGCAATCGCCAAAGCCGAAGGAAAGTAAATGTCAGACAAGATCAAACGCACCATAGACTTTCCCGCCGACCTGTATGAGCAGCTCCGCAAGTTAGCGGCAAGCGAGGATCGGTCAGTGAATAGTCAGGTGGTGCAACTACTCAAAGCGGCTTTGGCGGATATGAAAGGGAGAGATTAAGGAGTTATAGAAATGGAAGTTGTATTTTTTATCGCTCTAATTTTTATAGCGTGGCTTATCGCACTTGCCAAACTCTAACGCAGCCGCATTGGCCGATGCAGGGAAACAATAACGAGCAGCTGCGCAAGCTGGCGGCGAGCGAGGATCGAAGCGTTAACTCTCAAGTGGTTCAATTACTCAAAGCGGCGATTGCGGAGATGGGGAAAGGAAAATGACACTAACAATGAGCAAATATCCCAAGCAAATACTGATTCACGTTAGCAAGGAAACATCGAAACGATTGCGAAAAGAGGCGAAGCTCTATCAGCGTTCATTATCTCAATGGGTTAGGATGATAATTGATCAATCATTTGCTCATCAGGATTCAGCAAAGAAAAGCGAGCAGACTAACGTGGCCGAAAACTATGCCCAATTTCTTGAGCGCAACGGCATTACAGACGTAAGAGATCGGAAGGAATAGCAAGGACTCGGAATAGCAACCCGAACCAAACGCGCGGCGCTTACCGCGTGTGGGAGGCACGATATGTCACAGTTTTATGAGATGGTGAAGGATAGACCGGCATTCAAACGATATTGCGCAAGGCAATCAACCCGACCGATAGCAAAGCCAAAACGATTTAAAGTGCCAATACCAAAGCCAAAGGGAATGTTATCTGTGCTTGGCGAATATACAACCGGCAGAATGATTCGCGTGGCTCATATCGGCCACGAATACGACCCTGCGCAACCCGATAGCAAAGGCGCAGCAAAAGAGCCGACCTATTCAACCATTGATGAGCGCGCAATCCTGCAAAAGATCAATGGAGAGTTTATCAGCAAACTTCACCATGAAAGCGATTTGCCGATTGAAACTGTGAGTCAAAAGCCGTGCGACAATTGGGAGTTTGGCAAAGATGCGCCGGATAAGTTTGAGCCGTTAGAAGATGCCGACGCCGATAAACCGCAGGAACCGACCGATAATGAGCCACAACAGCCCGTACAGGACGATTCAGCAACCTTGCGACTACTAGCAGCCCTGGAACAACAAAACGCGCTATTAAGGCAATTAGCGGCTCGCGTCTGAATATCAACCGCAGCGACCGTGGTGCTTGCCACGAGAAAGAGGACACGAAAATGAGAAACAGATTCACACCAGTAAGCCGATGGATACCGGAAAACGCTATAGAGATCGTACATCCGGACGGGTTGGGCGTAGTTTACAGCTACACTGACAAGAACGGCAAAATCTTAGCGGTTGCCTACACTGGTAAAGCCATGAAATCGGCTTGGCACTATTCTTTCTCCTGCAAAGATATTGAAACAGCCAAGCAGCGCCGAGCCGATAGAATCAAAGAATACTTCACCGGGTTAGAGATGCACCGCGACGCGCAAGCGCAGTACAAAGCCGAGCGGGCAAAGCCGCATGACTTCAAGGTCGGGGAGATCATCGTCAATTCTTGGGGATATGACCAAACCAATATCGATTTTTACGAGATCGTTAAGGTTAGTGCGAGTTATGTTTGGTTGCGTGAGATCGGTAGCAGCGTGAAAGAAACTGGTTTCATGTCCGGTGATACTTGGCCAAAGCGCGGAGCTTATCTGAATGACGAAATCACCCAACACAAGGCCGACGCTAGAGGGTATGTCAACTTTGAGTACGGTTGCGGTCGCCGTTATGAAGTCGGAAAAACGGAGCATTGTTCTTGGTACGCTTAAAATCGCGGCTTAACTCGCCGGTATCGTGTCGCCGGCAGCGTTGTGGAATTAAGCACTCCACCGAGCCCCTGGACGTTACGCAGGGGCACTAACGAATGAAAGGAATTGAACATGAAACGAACTTATTACGGATTTCAATATGGTGCACCAACTTTCGGCGGTGGAATGGAATATGTTTCCACGCGCAAGCCTAGTTGTGGCTATCAAGTCAAATGCCGTGCGAATAATACGCAGGAAGCACGAGAAAAACTAGACTCACTTTGGACTGATAGCTGTTATCAAAGTCTGGCGGATGCCGAGGAGACAAAATGAGAACATTAGCCTATTTCGCATTCTTGATTGCGGTCGGGGCTGTTGTCGCCGTCACCGTGGTGCTCCCGAGTGCCGTCATGCTTGGCACTCTTGGCCATGTCTTAGGGGTGATGCCATGAAACCATCGCTACTAAAGAAATTGCGCCAGCAGCGAGGACTTGGCTTCTCGTGGTTTAAGGCAATCCGCCACGCTATTATGCCAATGCGGCTTTCCCTAGCGTGGCACGTACTGCGCGGCTATCCAGCAATCTATGGCATAGTCGCAACTCGACCGATTCACATCGCCAACAAAGATCATGTGTTCATTGCGGATTGTGATTTTACAAGAGTGAAAGAATTGCCTTGCCTCTACCTCGGCGCGACAGAAAACGAGGAATCGCGCACATTTGGCATAGACATTGTTGTTGTGACACCGTGAACAGCGATGACATGATCTATTTCTGGTGCGCGTTTGTCGGCTTCCTTGTCGGCGTGGTGTTTACGCTATTGATTGGAGAATGACATGGATAAAGAATTGACAACAAAAGTATACGTGAAACGAATCAGATATTTTCTAGCATTGAGCCGCGATAACATGCTGAGCATTCTAGCCCGGCGCATCCTGGCCGAACATGCTTACTCACTGCTGACCAGCTACCGCGTGGACGATTACCGGGCGGTGCTAGTCGAGAAACTATAATGGCTTATGTATACGACACTGTTAGCACCAGCGAGTATGAAAAGCTCAAAGCCGACTTGGGCCAGGCTGTGGCGGCGCTGGAAATATCGGCGGGTCGCTTTGAATCCCTCGCGAAAGTTCTTGATTCGTGGGCCGTCGAGAGTCGTCAGGGTGGTTGGTCTACGCATCAAGTCAGAGCCAATCAAGATACGGCTACCGAGTGCCGTCTTTGCGCCGGTGCCGCCCGCGCCGTTATCGCCAAGCTGAAAGGCAAACCATGAAAAAACTAATCCAATCCCTGCTATCCAAGCTATTCCCGCTCCGGCCAATCGGCAAAGGGCTCAACGCGAAACAGATTGCCATTGTTGCGCATATCGTGAGGGTAAAATGAAAGGATCAGGCATAAAAAGCGAGCGCGAGACGATCATAACCTACAACGAGGATGAGCCAAACGCCCAAATCTGGACGGCTTCCGAAGTCACCGACAGGCGCTTGCGGAAGCTAGGCTTGCAGGTCGTCGAGGATGGCGAGCGCCATACTGTCTTTACGTGCCCGAAACGCCAAGTGCGCTTTTCCAAGCCAAGAATGATGTCTGAAAATCAGCGCAAGGTTTTGGCCGAACGGATGAAGTTAAATCGTCCAAACGTGGCAAATACCGCGGCAAAATGAGCGCAAAGGGGGGATTCTGATGGTTCAGCTAATCTACTTGATCGTTCTGTCGATCCTGGCGGCATTGCTGGCCGTGTGGGTGCTAGGATGAGCCTTTACCATATCCAGGATAACGACGAGCCAATTTGGGTAATTGCATCGAGCTATGACGAAGCCATAAAGAAATGGCAATCCTATCACAGCCGCGATGACGTTGAGCCGGAACGAGTCTGCAAAGTATGCGACGATGCGGAGTTGATAAAATGAGCCGCGATAGGTTTGGCAACTTTTGCATAGATATGCGCACACCCGAGGATAAGTGGGCCGATGAGATCCGCCGGCGGCATGAAGATGAGGAGGCGGATTGTGTCGAAGATTGCGAACTCTGCCTCACCGAAAATGAGCCCGAGTCTATACGAAAGGATTGAATCATGGAAAACGCGATAGCACTACGAGATCAGCCGCAACTCCCGCAAACGCTAGACGAGCGCAAGGCGGCAACCGACTTGACGATTGACACCGCGGCATACTGGGCGAAGAAACTCATGGAATTAGTGGAAAAGTGCGGGCTCTCCCGCTCAATGGGCGGCAAGAAGTACCTTGAAGTTGAAGGTTGGCTGGTGATTGCCGAGTTTGCCCATACCCGAGCTATTATCGAGTGGACTAGGGAGTGGAAAGACAGCAGCACAGGCGAGTTGCTAGGCTATGAGGCCCGCTGCAAGCTGGAAAACGAAGCCGGCGAGACTATCGGCTCCGGTGAATCAAGCTGCGGGCTCGATGCGTTCCCATGCAAAGGCAAGCAAGGCAGCGAAAAGGACAAAGCTGCCCGATCGGCGGCTCAGACTTGGGCGATCAGCCGAGCCCTGCGCAATAAGTTTAGCTATGTCGCCAAGATTGCGGGCTATCAGGCCGTACCAGCCGAGGAAATGTACCACGATGTTCGCCAGGACGACCCAATGCCTCAAACGCCTAAAGTCGCTGTACGGGCAAGCCAAACGGCAAAAAAGACCCTTGCCGAAGCGATTCTAGCTTACACTGACCAAAACAAGGTGAAGGCTGGCAATCTGCTGAAGGAAGCAACCGACGGGAAATTTAATAGCGTCCGGGACATGACCGAGCAGCAAGCGGCGGCGGCGCTCACGGCGTTTAATGAATTAGTTATATCCAAACTTGACCCCGCCGACGACGATTTTCCCGAGTTTGAGTTGTCACGCGAGCCGGGGAGTGATGACGCGTGAGCAACACCAGCATCATGTGGCAACCGATAGTGCCGGCGGGCGAAAAGCTCCATTGCGCCGAGCCCGACCTGTTCATCCTGCAAATGGCTGCGGCGTTCCCCGAACGGCGAATGCCGATCCTGCTCACGGCCAAAGACGTGCCCATTCTTTGCGGCATGGCTGCGGCGACTGCCATTGTTGGCAACCCATACCGTAAGTTGACGGAATTGCTAACTAAGTTTGCGTCGGTGCAGATACGGGTCGAGTATGGGGAGGATCACGGCCTATGAGCTACCGCTACACACTCGAAGATTTGAAAACCCTACGGGCGAGAGGCCCAGCCAAAAGCAAGTTCGGTAATACCAAAGTCGTAGTCGATAACATCGGCTTTGACAGCAAGCGCGAGGCGGCACGGTACAACGAGCTCAAGCTAATGCGAAACGCCGAGCTAATCAGCAGCATAGACGTTCATCCGGTTTATCCGATTTACATCAAGGATATGAAAGTTTGCGATGTCGTTTTGGATTTCGCTTACACGATTTTCAAGGATAGCGTCCCGGTCCACGAGGACGTTAAATCATCAGGAACAAACACGGCGCTCTCAAAGTTAAAAAGAAAAATGGTAGAGGCGTATTATGGATTTAAAGTTACCCTCGTCTTTTAAGGGAACGCTGCGCATAAAATGAGAACTGCAATTCCTATGCTTATCGGCATTGCGATTGCCCACGTCCTAAATCAATGTTGGTATCGAAAATATGATTGGGGCGAAGCATTTGGCATTTGGTATTGGCAAGCGACGGCGGTATTTCTTTATGTGTTCACGGCATATCTTACGGCCTCGTAGCAAACGGCAACAAATGACACCCATCAACAAAATTAGCGTTTATACTTGCGCCCTTGGGGATGATGATCCAAACCGTATTTCCTATTGGCGGTGGCCCGCCAATAGTAAAGCATCCATAAACTTGAGCGCCACTTTCGCTATACTCGCGAATCTGCGCGGGACTCAGGTTGTCGCCCTTGTCGATGGCGTGGTGGAGCAGGATGCCCGAGCAACCGAACAGGTAGATTGCGCAGGCGCTGACAAGAAGCGTGAGCACTAAGACTCGTTTCATCTAAATCTTGGCACAATGCCGACCAAACTGAGCAGGTAAAGAATCACCACCAATACGACAACGATCATAATCAAGGTTTTTATCGGCGCTTCCATTGGCACATACGTGAACAGCAGGTGCAGGCACAGCCCAAGAATCGCCAAGACAAGAATAACGCCTATCAATGCTCCTAAATCCATAATCCCCCCTTGTTGAAATTGACCGCTGAATAAAGCTGCCGAGCCCATTAAGGCTTTGTTCTTATTCTATCCGCTCGCTCCGCCGTCTGTTCGGCACGGCCTTGAAGATTGCCGACCGCGAGCCCCTCGGCCAGCTTCGATGCAACTAATTCATCCTTGATCGCGTTAGTATTTTTCTCCAAGTGCGCCATTGATCGCGTGAGAATCGCCTGCTTATACGTGAGCCATGCAACTGCGACTGGCACCATACTTTGCACCACTAGCGAGTAAAACGCATATCGCGCTGCGACCTCGGCATCAGCCGCTGCTTTAAGGCCGATGCCTGCCGCAAGCGACGGATCTATAATCGGATCAATGATACCCGCTGCCCAAACTGTCGTTGTGAATAAATCCATTCTTGTCGTTGTATCTCCTAATGGTGTAAACGTGGCGCGGTCTAGTTGCTCCAACAACACCATTGAGGAGCCCGCGCCACGTCTAGGTTAGTTAAACGTCGGTAGGTTCATCCGTGGTGATGTTGAGGATCGCGGCTGTACCGGCAACGATGTCCATTGCTAAGGTTGCCGAGATCGTGTTGCCTTTGACTACCGCCTCGACCGTGACGACTGCCGAGCCGAGAGGAGCCGGCGTCGGTGAACTGATTACGCAGGTCATTCCGTCTGCGCTTGGCTCGACCAAGACAATCGCTGCGTCTGAAGTCGCCCAGGTCGGCGCGGTGTCGAGCTTGGCCGGGTTGCCCTCGGCGGTCTGCGCTTCGAGGTGTGCTACTGCGGTTTGGCTATCTGTCATCTGCATATTCGTACTCTCTTTCTCCCAGAAGCGCGTAGGCTCTAGGGTTACGCCCGTTATTATCAACTTCTTCGGCTTCGGCTTTTTCTCTTTCACCTTGATTGTAATGTCTACGTCTACATTGATGTTTTTTGGGAATAGGTTCATATCACCTCGGTACTCCGTTGACCGTTATGACTGTACTCTTATCCTTCGCGATAGATACCGAATTTCCGGTTACGTTTACGGTTCGATCGGTGCGCACGTCGATGAAGTTGGTTGCCGGCGGCTGTTCCGGCTGCGGCGGCACCGGCACACCAGGCGGCACGTTGGTGTTGCCTTGCAGCACGGTATTGGTTGCTTGTGGCCCTACGCCGATAGACTGCGCCGTGCCCTTGTTATTCCACACTGCGTTGTTAATGATTCTGTTCGCGTTGCCGTTGTAAACTAAAATCCCATTGGCACGCGTCGGGTCGCCGTCGCCGAAGTCATGAAAATTATTGTCTTGGACGAGCGTTTCATTAGGCCCGGTACAACCCCCGGCGCCGCAATATAAATGAACAATCCATGACGGCACGTTGTAAACGTGATTGCGAAGAATCTGATTGCGCAGGCCATTCCAATAGAACGGATAGCCCCAACACTCGATCTGCGCGCACTTCGTACCGCCTGACAAGTAAGCCGACGCCGGGAAACTATCGTGCATTACCATGCCGCTAACTTCGTTGTCGTTGCCGTTGGCCGAGGAGAACCAGCCATCGGGCAAGTTCTTAACTTCTCCGTTGAGGATGCGTATGTGATGGCTGTTCGCTTGGATCTTTACCATCACGTATTCGTGCGCGAAGCCGCGAAAGTCAGGCGGCACAAAACCATCAAAGCTGATGCCGTCGAACGTGATGAAACTCGGGCCATCAAACTCAAAGATAGAACCCCACGGCGACGGTGTAGACTTGAGCGTTACCTGCTCGCCGGGAAACGGCTTGAACAAGGTCGGCGTGGTTGCCGTGCCACTTGGGAACATCCCATTAAAGCCGGTTTTGTGCAGCGGTTCCTCGTAGATGCCGCTGCGCGCAAGCAACGTATCGCCGCCGATCATGCAACCCATCACGAATTGCAGCCTTGGGCCTGCGGGCGTGCTGGCCGTACGTGCGGCGGTACACGTCGAATCTTTGCCTGCAGGCGAAACGTAATAGGTAGTCGCCGCCTGGACTTGAGCCGTAACGAGCAGAAATAACAGCGTGAGAATTATGGACAAGGCGCCGTCTTTCCGATGTAGCTCCATGAGTCGTTAGTATTGAGCCGATACCATTCGGCGCCGGCATTCTTGTGATGAAACACACTGGAACAGTATGCGAGCAGCACACCCGCTGCACCGCCCGCCGGCGCCTGCGTTGAGCCATTGACGAGCAAATACTTGTCGGTGGAGTTCGGCCCGGTGGTTGCCAACGTCCACACGCGGCCCTTGATGTCGGTAATACTTGGCGATGGCGGCACAAATACGCTGCCCCCTGTCGGTGGCGGATCAACAGGAGGTTGCGTTCCCGTGAGGCACGTCACCGGGATTTGCGCCGTGGTGCCGTCGCTCATCGTTAGAGTTGCCGTGAGGCCGACGCAGTTGAGCGTGGCAGTTTGAGGCAATGCAAGACTAGACAAAGCCAACACGACGACTACGGCCAGAATAAAGCCGTATAAAACCTTATGGTCATCAAAACTAAAAAACTTCATTTCACCCCCAATGCTGGAAACTGAATTGCTAGACCGACAGGAACAGGTTTCGGTGGCGCCGGTGCGCTAGCAGTAACACGTATCGTTGCTAAACCATTAGCGATTGACGTGACGCTGAAAAATCTTTGGTTGGGAATATCGCTAAACGTATCACCTATATCGAGCGTCCAATCGCTACCCATGTTGACCCAAGCGTGCAACAGCGAGCTTGTAATGGCGAAGTTGTCGGCGCTGTGAACGAAGATCCCGCAGTAGCCGTTGTTGTACTGCGTACAACTTCGATAAGCGATCCACCAAAATGACGACTCGCCGCTGCGTGGTATGCGAACCGCTTTTGGTTTGCCGTCCGGTGGAGCGTCAAGCGCGGAAATCTCCCAGCTACCCGCTTGCGTCGTGGCGACTATCGTCGGCGTGCCGCTGGCGTCCAACCAGCCCAGTTTGTAACGTTCCCATGCGTTCATGGTGCCTGCGCTATTGGCCATAATGTCGGTGTGATCGCTGTACTCACCGGCCGCCCCGCAGTTAGGGCAATCCTCACGGCGAGCATGATATAGACCGAAGCCGTGGCCCTGCTCGTGCGCAATCACGCGGATCGTGTATTGGCCAGCGGTGAACGCCATGAACGGGTTTCCCTCGCTGGCCATGCCCGACCACCCGCAAGACGTGGGAGCCATCAGCACAACCCAGCCGCGATAGCTGTCCATTGGGTAGCCCTGATCCCGAGCGCCTTGGATTGCTTGGTCGCCTAGCACGGCTAAGTCGCAAGTGCCGCTTGCCGCCGCAATCTTTACGGGTATCACGTCGCCTTTTTCGTTTGGCGCTTTGATGCCGACGAAGCTCATCAGGTTATAACTTTGCTGCCGATAGTAGCTGTCAATCTCCACGGCCACATTCTTTGCATCTTGAACCGATAAGCCTGTAACGCCGTCGCTGTAGGTGAGCAGCACGTAGGCCATTGGCTTCGGGCCGCGATTCGCTGAGATAGGCCCAACCGCAAGCAATTGAATGTCGTCAAGGCTTTCCACTTCAAGCGTGTTGCCTTTGCGGTAACCCTTCACTCTGATTCGCTGATCGGATTTGAGCTTATGATACGGCGGGAGTTTGAGTTCGATCTCTGTCTTGCCGTCGCGCAGTTTTACTTTTTCCTCAACATGCGTCGGATAGTCGTAGACTTCCACGCGCACCTTGCCGGTGTGTTCGCTTTTAGGTGCCGCAGCCCCCATCAAGAGAAGCGCAAAGATAAGTAACAAATGTTTCATTGTCTTAGGTTGAACGTCCCTTCAAGTACCCAAACAGTTGCCTGCATCTCTGCATCCGGCGTACCGGAAACAACGCCGCTGCCGCGCACGAAAATATAGCCACCAGCGGGGACGCGAAAAACCCCGGGAAGCGTAATGTCTCGCGTCACCGTCGATGACTCTCCCGGCACATGGTGTGTAGCGATTAACACCTTTTCATCTTCCGGTGGGCTCCCAAACTGACCGCCGCCGTTTTGTGCATAGGTTAAATTCCAAAGCATCTCGGTTCCTAACTTGCTCGATGTCTGAAGCTGAATCGCGTAAATGTTCGCGCCATTGGGAAAACGAATGCAACTCACGCCGCCGCTTTTGGGGGAGAAGCATGTTGATGCGAAAGCATAACCGTTTGCTCCGGTCCATTCGGCGCCGATGCTCACGGGTTGCAAGCGGATAGTCGTGTCTGTCGTTGCCGCTTGCGCGTTTGCGGCCCACAATAAAAGCGCAATGAGTAAAAGTTTCATAGTTCTCCCTTAGTCTACGTCGCCCGCCGTTACCTTGTTTTGCATAGCTGTTTTTGCTTGCGCCAGCGTTCGCGGCGCCAAGACGGTATGCCGTATGACGATCACGTTCCATGTTCCCGAGGCGAGATTGACCGCGGCGCCCGTACCATTGTGCAAACGAATATTGACGGTGTTTGCCGCTGATACATACGCCGTCGCCGTCACGCCAGCGAGAGTGTACGGCGCGATTGGATGAACAACATCGCCAAACGCAGCACCGGACACGGTAAAGTTCGGCGACGTTAGGCCGGTAGCGTTTGTCATGCTGGCGGGGTCCCATACCTGTGATGTAATGCCGATCACGTCGTCACGAAGGATATTTAATTCATCGACGAGTACAGCAGCAGCAGCGCGCAACGCCTTGCCGATTCCTTGCGGGGTATCAATCACCACGTTAGCATTATTGCGAGCAACAACGACGGGCGTGTCTTGCGGGTCGAAAATCGGCGGATCGTCCGGTAACACGATCCCCGTTTTTATAAATAGCGTCGAACCTTCAACCCAAAAATCGCCCTTTAGAGTATCCAGGCTGTAGCGCGTAGCGAACTTGCCGCCGTCAAAAGCGTTATTGTTGATTGAGTAGGTCGTTGCCATTTTTACTCTCTTACCATACGGGAATTTCGCTAACGCTCAGTTGCGCCGCGCCGTCACTCAGCGCCCCGCCGACAAATGACGCATTGGTGCCCTTTATTTGATAGCCAGCGAGAGAAACGTTATCGCCTACCGCCCAAATAATTCGAGATAGTGATGGAGTGGTGGGATAGGTATTCGCTACTGCGGCCCCTTCGCTAAATGCGATTTGCGCGTCGTTCTTCCGAATCTGGGTGATGTTCCGAGCGGATGGATCGCTCGACAAGTCAAAAGCCACAATACCGAAAACGTCATAAATGCCCGCGCGTTGTATATCAATTCTATTCGACCCAGTGTTTGCCATCAGGCCGGTATTGTCAGTATCGGTAGTATCGATCAACACCTTTGTCATCGTTGCTGTTGTCACGCCCGTCTGATTCGCACTCAAATGCATCGATCCAATCATCGAAATCGACTTGCCCGCAACCTTAAACCAGTTCGACCCGTCGCAGTAGAGCAATGCGCTTTCACCCGCCCACATAATACGGGTCAACGCGCCATCGATTGTTTCGCTCGCGTTGCCGTCAATAGTGAATAGCTTAGTCGCCGCTGTGGATATGCGTAGACCAATGAACTTTCCTGTGTTGCCCGACACTGCTGGCAAAGTTACGGTGTAATTCGCCGACGTGCCGCTAATAAGATGCTGGCGGCTAATTGTTGCGGTCGCTGTTGTTGTTAGGGCTATCTCGGCACTAACCAAAGATGAAACCCAATCGCCGGAGCCACCACCGATTGCCGTGCCGCTGGCGATCACATTGCCGGAAGCGTCGAAAGCAAGTTGCTGGCTTGTGGTTTTAGTTCCCGTGACCGTCGCCATCTCGGTCGTATTGCCGCTATAGGTTCCAACGGTTAGCTTTTTGCCACTGTCCGCAATCACCGGGCGCGAAGCGGTAAGCCCACCGACGATGATATTGCCGTCAGTTTCGATGGATGCTGTCGGCGAGCCACTCGCATTGTCGATCTTAATGCCGTGCGTCGTGTAGTCACGGATATGGATGCCCGTGCCGACGATCGAAGCCGTTTCATCCCACGGCGAACCGCTACCACCGACTTGTATTCCCGTAGTGAATCCAACGCCAGGACTGCCGTTGTTGCTTCTCCCCGTGATGCCGAGTCCCACTTGCACCGGGTAGGTATTCGCCGCTGCGTGTGTCGCATCGATGCCAACGCCTTTGCCCTTTTCAGTGACAATCCACATGCCGCCCGAAGGCGAATCCGCAGGGTTGCCGTTGTAATGATTGTTGATGACTTCGGTCAGGCCGTTGAGCGAATCGGGTTGAACCGCAATCGGTCCATGAACCGCCCAATCGCCAAGCCATGCACGCCCGGCAGGTCCGATGGTTTGCGTGTAGCCGGTGCCAATATCAACGCGCATAGCGTTGAGAATGCCGCCGTATTCCGTGTTCGCATCTCCGACGCCTTGAACAACAATAGAAGATGTAAAATTGTTGAGCGTGCTTTTCGATGCTGCGCCACCCGCCCCATAAACCGTCTGAACTAGAGTATTGTAAGTCGCATCGGTAATAGAAAGATCGGTTTCAGTAACCGACATATCGAATAGAGCGAGCTTGCCGTTATTTACGCTTGCGGCATTGTTGACTATAAGACTGTTGATGAACCGCCCGCTATTGACTTCTAACCCGCCTTGCAAAAAGCTCTCACCGCCTGCATCAAGCAGAAAATAAGTAAGATAATTACCCGACGAGAGAAACACGCCGCCGTCATCGTATTGCCCAAGATGCAAACCGTCGGCAACCGAAGCGCTATAAACCGTGTTGTGAATTGTCAGCGCATCTTTGGTGATCTCGTTGTAAGCCGTGCCAGTGATTATCAGCGTGTCGTTGGTTTTGTTGTAGACGAGGCCGGGGTCGCCGCCGAACGCGCTGCTGTCATTGAATTGAACCTGCGTGTTTGAGCCGCCCGGGGTGCCGGTGGCTGCGGCTATCGCATTGTCGAGTTCTTCAAGCACCGCTTGAACGTCGGTTCCTGTGCCGACTAGGGTTGTGCTATCAACAGAGATGGCGCTAGCATCGTGAGCATCCGTTGCATCGCTGATATGCCCCTGAATGTCGCCGTCCAGCTCGACGATGGCCGCTTGCACGTCCGTCGCTGCAACCGTACCCGCCGGAGTGAACGGTACTTCTGCCGCAGTCTGATCGTCGGTGCCTGCGCCGCCACCACTACCGGGATTTTGAATATTGCTCATCGCATCCCGAACCTTCCGCCCATCATAAGGGTTGAGCCGACATGGACCGGGCCGGTTGCGGCGGTCGGTAATTCAAATTCAAATGCGCCCGCATCCGGCGCCGAGCCCGCGAACGGCAGGCCGACATAGACGCCGTAGTTGATCGCAGGGCTTCCCGCCTGTAGCGTAAAGTCTCCCGCCCCGGCATTGGTGAACAGCGGATTGATGCCAACCAAATTATTCGATTGGGTGAGTCCTGTCGCGCCGGTAAACTCCGTATTTTGGAAATTGTTGTAAGCAATGTTGTTTTTGATGCTGGCGGTATCTGAGGCAACGGCTTCAATGCCATACCAACTATTTCCATACACGGTGTTATTATAAATTTGAGCCCCATCGCCAGTAATGGAAATGCCAACGCCGCCGTCGAGGTTTGCGCCGAGATTATTATACGACACGTTGTTGTAGCAGTGATTGCCACTGCCGATTCCCACCAGGATGCCAGCGGCGGTCACTCGCACCGTGCCGCAATTGTAAACCGTGTTTTCAATAATCGTGTTGTCGTCGGGCGTATTACCGGGGACACTGCTGTAGTTGTGAATGCCAAACCCGCCGATTTCGTAAATTTCATTCCCTTGAATAATATTGTCACGGCCTTCGTTATAGACGCCATGACCGGCTGAAATTCCGCCATGAATTTCATTGTCGAGGATTTCAATGTGATGACTATCCGCGCTTATCCCGATATAAACGTGATTGTTAGAAACACCAGGACCGCCGAACAGATTAGCGTCCTTGATTTCGCAATTTTGCACTCGGACATAGCTAACCGCAGACAATGTGACGAGGCCGGGACCGACGTTAGTATCCCCGCCATCGATAATAAATCCGTCGATAATCGCATAGAGCGTGCCGCCAGTGTCTAAGTAGATCGGATGATAACCGCTGAAGGAACTGATAGTTGCGACATTGGCCGTTGCAACTATCAGTGTGAACGGATGCGCCCAGGATGTACCGCTTGGCATGTTGTTGTTGACGCTGCGCTCAAGATTGTAATCGCCGTCATAGACTTCAACGATGTCGTCAGCACCGGCACCGGCCACCGTGCCGATCGATGCCAAGGCATCAAAGATGTTGGTGAAGTCGCCGCCGCCTGCTTGTTTAACGGTGATGGTGGCCATTAGGGTACTTTTTGTTCTTCGCCGCCCTGAGCCATATAGGCGCGGCCAAATTGAGCGGCGGCGGCTAGACCGGAAACCGTCACCTTGCCATCTTTGAAAGTTTGTCGCAGTAAATACATTCCAGCAGGGGTTGATGCTGCCGCCGCAATGGGCGTTGAGACAAGATTCAGAAACCTCGCACCGAGCCCGCCATAAGGCGACGCTTGAGTTCCCATTGTGGCGATTTGCTTGGAAAGACTTTCCAGAAACTTTGCATCACGATAAGGAATAACGCCGCGGGTCAGCGGATCACTGATTAGCAACTCCGACAACTTCACGTCAGGTCGTGGGTTTGAAAGCACTTTGGAGATTCTTTCGGTTGCCTGCTCACGCCGATAAAGATCATTAGCTTGCTTGAGCGCCGGAGATACTTTGTCCAATTCGTCAAGTATTTTTGCGCGCGCATTCATTAGTGCTTGGCCAGCTTCGCCCTCGTTGCTGAGGATCAAATCCTTGGCCTTGGCATACATGCCGTTGATCTGTTTATGAATGTCGGCATATGGGAGAGATCCCTCAGCATCGACAGTGTTCGACAGATTCTTTAGATACTCCACCGCCGACTTAGGCGCATTCGCTCGCGGAAGTTCATTGATCGCATTGGTAACGGCGCGATTAATTAAATTCGTAGGCACTTCCTCGGCTGTTGCTCTAACTGCATCGTAGGCCGCACCCGACGCCCTCGGCTCATAGGCTCGATTGATTGCATTGGGTGTGCCGCCTATCCGCTCGACTCCCGCTTCGACGGCGGCAGTTCGCGTTGCACCTGGATTGACAAATTTACCGATGGCTTTTGCTGTGCCCTTCCGGCGTTAATTAGCGGCCTTCCAATCGCTGGTATCGCCAACGGTAATGCCGCCGACTTGGCAATCTCTCTAAGACTATAAGGCTCATTGCCGAGCACTTGATTAACTGCTGTGCCCGCCGCTTGAATACCCGCACCGGCAAGAGTGCCGACACCGGGGATCATGCTTGCTGCTGCTGCTGCGGTGGGAATTGTCGCATTCTTGAGTGTTTGAAACGCCGGTTCTTGAATCGCTGATCGCTGCCGCTCTTTGGTGAAGTCAGAGAGTTTCATCGGCGGCGGCTCAGGCTGCCGACTCTCCAACTTTGTTTTATAGTTTTGTGCGGACTTGAGCTGCTCATCGAGTTGGCCAATCTGAGATTTCTCCGCCTCTGCCGTCTGTGCCCTATTGAGAGGCGTAAGGTTCTGCCCATCCCACCATGCCTTTTCGCCGGTTTGTTCGTTGGTAGCTATGTAGCCCGTAGTGGGTATGTAGTCCGTTTCTGCCATCTTACTTTCTCCCTGGCGGTGGACTCCACCCCGGCGGCGGCGGTGGAATGCCGCCCGATCGCCCCGATTCAGGTATCGCCTTGGTTCCTAGCGCGGCATCCAAAGTGCCTCGCAAGAGTTGGCGGCGACTATCAATAATATCCTTGGCGACTTTCCTATCCATAAAACCATCGGGCAAAAACTTTGATTGGAATTCCTGCTCTGGCACGGCGACATTGGCGGCATCGCCCGCTGCTTTTACAAGAGTGACGAGTTGAGACGCCATTATGCCGTAAAACTTTCTCACATCAGAATTGTCGTCAGCATAATAATGCTTTTGAATTTTAGCGTAATTTGCGCCACGATCGACCAAGCTAGCACCTTCCGGTAATAGTAGTTTATTGCTTAGTTCTTCCAGTTGATCCAAAAGACCGAAAGCGGATCGCGAGAATGTCACAAATTGTCCGGCGTTTTTACCATTGAAGGGTCGATAGCCGCGCTTGATAGCTTCGGCCTCTGTCATATCAGGTGATGCGGCAGTGAGCCCTCTCGGCTCGATATAATTTACCGCCTTCTCTCTTAGCGGCAGATTCATCTCGGCCGTTTCCGTGCCCGCCTTCTTGGCTCCGGCCATTGCCGCCGCTGCTTGCTGTGGTAGCGGCACTCCGGTCGGTGCGGCGGCTACTGGTGCGGGCTGCGCAATTCCCGGTGCCGCACCCGTTGCGCCCACGGGTGCGGCTGCTTGCGGCTGTCCCGGTGGTTGGAACGGCGGGATAGGCACGCCCATTTGCGCCGCCGCACGCCCTGTTTCAGTCGCAAATCCTGTGGTTGAACTAGCGCCAAAGAGAGATTGATTGCGTGCCGCTAAGGCTTCAGCTTGACTTGCACCTCGGGCAATCGCTTCGTGATATATATTATCGGCAGGATTAGACGGATTGAGGCCCGCAAACTGCCAGCCTCGGCTGGTTTGCGTAAGCCGCGCACCATAAGGGAATGCTTGTTTGAACTCATCTGAATTTTGGTAGTCCAACGCTTCTTTAGAAGTTGCAAAGGCGCGACTAACTGATCCTCCTGATGCCAATCTAGGATCAGTAGCCCTAAGCGCCCCGGCGATCGCCTGCAACTGTCGCGGTCCAACGCCAAGCCTAACGCCTTCCTCTAACATCATCCGCAGCGTCGGCTTCTCCCCACCAGTCGGCGCCTCATACACGCCTTGCACGCCGGTAATATCGGGGTTGCCAGGATTGTTCGGCAACGCTTCCGGCGCAATCTGCTGATTGCCTTGGGCTTCTGCGGTGAGTCCTTGATTCATCGCCCCCGGCGTTTCAGTTCCCGGTATGACCGTGTTGGCATAGTCGCCGAGCTTTTGCCGGGCGGTGTTTTCCTGATTGAATTGGTCGAGCGCCAACTGCTGCTGTTGCGCTTGCAATTCCAGCGATCTGGCCCGGTCGCTGGCTTGACGCATGGATAGGCCAAGGCCAACGCCTTTGGAGAACTCATCGAAAAACGATGGTCGAGGATGATAGTAAGGATTGCCGTCTGCCATTGTGATTTTACCTTATGGTCCCCAAATGCCGCCTTTGCCAAATGCGCCGCCACTGCCAAATGGACCGCCCGCGCCGAGTGAACTCACCCCGAGCCCGAGTAGATTGCCGAACAATCCACCGAAACCGCTGCCAGAATTAGCCGCGTCAGCTTGCTTCGCCTGCGCGATTCCTTGGGAAAGTTGCGCATTCATTCCCAGGTATTGTGGCTCTTGAGTCATCGGTAGTTGGCCTCTGAAATTCGCAGCACCCATCAACAAATTATCGGCCTTGTCCAACTGCTGACCCGCCAAACCTTCAAGATAGCGTCCACCGGCAATTTGCGCCGGCCCGCTTGATGGACTCCCCGTAGTAGCAAAGTTACTGCGCAGGTTATTCAAACCCTCTTTGGCATAGAGTTGGAACGTCGGCGAAGCCAGTGGGTTGTTAATTCGTTCGCTCAAGGCGGGAAAGAAAGATTGACCAAACTCACCACGGCTTTGCTCAAGTCCAAAGAAGGGTGTTGATCGTGAATTATACTGAGCAAGCGCATCCTCTATCTTTCCCCGTTGTCCCTCTAACTCAGCAGCGGCCTTTTTCTCACCGCCGCCTTGCTTACCAAAACACATATTAAACCCCTTCCTGTTCGACCGCCGCCTTAATCACGTAGCGGATGTGGCCGATCTCCGGCGCGGCTTCTTCAAACCCGAAGCGAGTATAGACTCGCGGGTGCCACGGGAGTTCATTGAAATTATGCGTGTGTAAATCGATCTCGGCGAAATCAGCCATCTTGCACATCTCATCGCCAAGCCGGATCAACTGCTTGATGCCGTAGTCGTCGCACAGCCCTTGCAGCACGGCGCCATGAACGTCGTGCCAGATAACCCCGAGCGCATAGGGCGCAATCGTCATGGCCGAAACAATGCTGTCGTCGGTCATCATGCCTTTGACCCGACCCCATGCGTTATACTTCTCGGCGATCGGCTTCAGCCAAACCAAGTCGGACTTTTCCATCTTGCGAATCGCCATCATGCCATCAGCCCTGCATTGCGTAGCGCCGAGATGATGTTATTCACAGCGTTGCCCACAGACTGTAGCCCGGTGGCGATGGTGTTCACGTCGCCCTTGATTTCATTGATGAGCGTCTGCTCTGCCACGGTGTAAGTCGCCCCGGCATTAGCCGAGGTGACGCTGACGCTGCTAAATACTCCCGCTGCTACTGCCGCCGCTTGAGTCAAATCCGCATGGGCATCGCTACCGTGATGCTGGTAGGGCAAGACGTTAGTAAATAGCGAGTGATCTAGCGTATCGGTCAAGTCGCCGATGATATTGGTTCCGTCCAATATCCCTTGGGATTGGTTGGGCACACCGAACAATACGCGGTGAACCATCACATGATACTGATAGGCGTTATCGCCGAGGGCTGCGCGGATCTCCTCGGGCGGATTGTCAAAGCCTTGTGTGCCTATGATTGGTCCTGGCATTACTCGCTTAACCTTTCGGTGCTCTTGATATACTTCGGGTCGAACACCACGAAGTTGCTTGTGCCGGCGCCTTTTCCACGGGAGAGTTGGTCCAGATACTTAATGCCGGGAATGCCCATTTCGGCCAGCGCCTTACTCGCCGCCTGCGGACTCGCGCGATGTTGGGAATAAAGTCGATATAACTCGCCGCCCGTCATCACTGTGCCATCAGTCATAATGTCGCGCTTGGCAAAGTTAGACTCGGGGAAGGATTTTTTTGCTTGAGCGAGAACTGCGGGGATGATTGCTTTTACTTCCGGCGACTGCTCACTCAACGGCTTATCCCAATCGAGCATCTTGCCAATGTGTTCATCGGGTATGTCTGCTTTGTAAATAAACGACCGCTCGCTTCCTTGCGGCACGCCCGCTTGAAAGTATTTTTGAATAGCAGCGGCTTTTCTCGGTTCATCCTGTGCAAATGCGCCCAATGCTTTTTGTGTTACCTGCGGGTTGCCCGAGATTGCCCGCTTTAGTAGTGGATCGAGCATTTCGTTTTCCGCATCGCTCAAGCCAGGGAGAACAAATCTCTTCAACTGAGTCTGATATTGTTTCGCTGTTTCTTTTGCTTCAGCAAAGTACAGCCCATGACCAAAAGCCGCCGCACCCTCGCCCGTGCCAATCTTGCTCATATCGAAGTTGCTAAATTTGTGGGGTGAACCATGAAAAGCAATGCCCGCCAAGGTCGCACCAGGGATTGCGCCCATCGCTTGCCCACCCGCTTCCATTTCGCCAATCGGCATTTTCTCCATGATGCTTTTTAGTGTTGTCGGCTGATTGGCATTCTGCACCCGGCCCGCATATGTATAGGGCCGCGCATTCTCCAAACTGCCGGTTGCGCCGGGAGTAATCAGGTCGGGCCGCGGCTTCGCTTGGCCGCTTAGTTGGGCGATGATGTCTTGTAGCGTCATCCTAAATTCTCACCCGTAATCCAGCAGTCGGTCACGAGATAGTAAACCGGATCGGTGACGACGATCTCCAAACTCATTTCCGTACCGATACCGAGGTTATGCACATCCACGTTGGGCGGATACTCACCGCGAAGGCCAAGGCTTCGATGCTCGTAAAAATCCCAATCGCCGTGGTCCATTTTCCAGCGGAGAAACAACTGCGGGTCTTCCAAGCCTTCGCGTCCTTGGCCGCGCTGCACCCGCAGGCGCAACTGGTTGACCCTGGTGAACGTGCCGTTGGGCGATAGCTGAAACTGGAACAGCCGGTACACCCGAATCTCATCGCCATTGTCGGTCAAGTGTTCTTTGTCCCAATGAAAGATTTTCCCGGTGCGCTTGTAGTCGCCTATATACTGCTCGCCTTCCCAGACCATGTGGGAGTTCATCGGCAAGACTTTCCATTCGCCTTCCTGCCACAGGTTATCTTCTGACCACACCTCGTGCTTGTAATCGTAGTTGAACACCCGGTTATTCTCGATCGAGATCCAGCGAATGACGGCTTCAGGATAGAAATCAAAGCCGTGGATTTTCTCTTTGGATTTCAGCGGGTCGAGTTCGCGCCAGTAAGGCGTCGAGATAATGCGCGGCTGCAATCCCTCGAGGCGGTAAAATTGCCCATCATCGCCAAACCAATAGAGTGTGTCGTTGGCCTGGACTATCGAGTATGGAGCGCCGCAACCCTTTTCAATGAAGTTCCGCCGTGCGAACACCAACTCACCGCCGATGTTCACCCATACTTCAATCGAATGCGTTTTGAAAAAGTAAATCTCCCGGCGAAAGACGATCATGTTCTCGATCTTCTCGTCGCCTTTTTTCTTCTGCACGCGATTGACGTTGGTTAGTTCGCCGCCGAGTAGCGGGTAAACTTCGGGCTCCTCTAAATCGCTCCAAGTAAAGTCGAGGTCGTTGTAGCCGGCGATGAGTAAATGATAGTCGAGTTCCTGCACGAACTTACCTTGGGGCGGGTTGCCGCCAAGGACTGAAGCCGTGAGCGTGCCGCTGGCATCGCTGCTGATTTTTATCAGTTCCCTGCCAGCGGCCAGGATCAGATACTTGGGCTCAAATGGCGTGGCTTGAAAGACGGTGAACGTCGGACGGTTGCCACCCTTGAGCAGCACACCGGGCGAGATTTGAGTGGCAATCAATTCGTCGTCGTTGCCGTCAACTCGTTCGAGCTCGAACATGCGCCCCGCTGTATCGACGGCAATGGGCCAGGGTTCGCTCACTAATAGATTAACTGCTTCGTTCGCCATTGGCTTCAGGTGTCTTTTGATCGCAGGTCATACAGACCCGATAGATTTTGCCCTTTCACCTAACCCGCTTGAACTTCTCACCGCCGCAAATCTTGCAACGAATATTCAAAATGCACACTCGATCGGGCCTAGTTTGGTAATCGGATAGCCGCCCGAGCTGCTGTAGTAAATGTATCTGATGCCGGTCGATTGATCTTCATGGAGCTGCACGACGTAGGGCGCTGCTGCCGGGACAAACGTGGTTGTGCCCACTGCGGCGTCAACGGTTACTAACTCCATCATGTCGCGCACATAGTAGACGCCTAACGGGCCGCTCGTAAGATAACTTAACAGCCAAATCCGCTCGTCGCTCTCGGCATACAATCCGATAAACCCAGTCACTGATGGGATGGTGGCAATGGTCATTACAAAACTACTGACTAAAACAAAATCGGGATCGTATTTGAGAATCGTATAGGTGCCGACGCCTGAATTGGAAACCAGGACATAGAGAAACGTACCCGTAAAATGCAGCGATGCCATTCCGGTCTGGTCGGCGATTTGTGCAAAGTCGATAAATAAACCAGTCTCGCCAGGATCGGCGGTATAATGGACAAGCACCAAATCGCTGCCAACGGCCAAATCTTCGCTACCAATAAAAACGTTATTGCCGACGACACTCCAATTTCTAATAGCTGTGCCGTCGAAGCCGTGCCCGACAAGGACCATCGTCATCTGCGAATCGTCGTGCGGGGAAAAGAGATAAAAGCTGCCGCCGCTGGACCAGCCGAACAAAGTTGTGTCAGCAATGCCCGCAACCAAATTGCTGTTGGAGTCGATGTTAAGCGGGAAACTAGCCGCGGCAACAACGCCATTGGTCGAAACATAAAGCTGATGGTTGTTAGGGAACGGCGAGTTGGTCGCTGCCTCATAGATAATTTCGCCGCCAGCATTGTCTTGAATGAATGACCAGCTAGCCGAGGTAGCGTTCTCCATCGGAGGATCAGCAAACAGCGTGGCCACTAAATCCATGCCGTCCGGTGCGACCGGGATGCAATCCTCGCAACCGCTTGTGAACGTTGACCAACCAGAGGGAAGTTCGCCGATCTCAGCCATTTAGTTCACTACGTAATAAATACTGAACGTCGAGCCGTCGCCGATGCCCGTGGCATTGGCGCTGTGAAAATTAAAGTTGGTGATGTTCGTCGTCGTATCGGTCCAGGTGCCGTTACCGATAAAATTATCATTGTCGCCGCTGCTGCCATGACTGCCGCCCATTATCGTGCATGTACGGATTCTTCCAGTCTCGGCCCAAAACTTGACGGTGAAGTGGGCATACTTGGCGGCATTGCCGTTAGCGATATTGGCGAGCTTCAAATTAGAACTGGTGCCAGGACCGATCAGATTGCAGGTTTGCGCGGTCGAAACGCCATTAGGCTGAAGCGTGAGATCGGCATCGACACTGTTGTTGCCGCTAATCACGTAGCCGTCGATCACATAGATTTTGTCAGTATTACCATCGATGTCCGTATCAAAATCCACGTCCTGCACGGCGCCGCCGCTGACTACCTTGGTTTGAATCAGGCGATACGAGCCCGAACCGGACGGCCCCCAATTCACCCAAGCCGCACCGTTCGACCGCTCGATAATGCTGCCCTCGTCCGTGACCTCATAAAACTTCTGATCGGCTGCCGCCGCTGCCGGCTGATTGGCCCTGGTGTCGGAGAGGAACATAGTTTCAAATTCAGGCATCGCAAACTCCTTAAAGCGTCGTCACGGTGATTTCTTGACCGTCTATGGTCAGAGCCAAGCCGTCTACCGTTATAAATTCCGTGGTCGAGGTCAATGAAAGATCCAGGGCAAAGAACGTTGCGCACGACGCGCTTTCAGAAATACTCGCATTGCCCACCGGACCTGCCACAACTTCACCGTTGACCAATGCGTAAAACTGGATAACGTCTGCAATGCGCGCGCCGGCTTGGATCTCCAATTCGTCACCGTTCGACAGCGTGTAGGCAACCGTTTCCAAGACGGTGCCGAGTTCCTGATTGCTCTCACCGTCGTACCACTGGATTTTGATAAGGTGCTGCACCGGGAAGTACGTCGCCGTAACCAGGAAAGCACGTTCTGGCGTCGATATGGCTCTGACACGAATCGCTGGACCGCCGATTGTTTCTGACCCGTCATAAGTAACCACCGCGAAATGGCCGACCGGGCAAACGCTTTCGCACTCGGTAACGACAGGCGGCGGCTCGACGACGGGCGGCACATCAATATCTTCGAGCGGCACGAGCGTAACCACTTCGAGAAAACCCGGCCTGCGCTCCCAATACTTCGCATCGGTGTAATGACCGTTGCGCAAATCCATGTGGGTGGGAATGCGGTTCTCAAGCGGGTTGAGTTCCTTGTAGGCTCGCGGGTCGAGTGTGACATTGATCTGCTGGCCCTTGATCGCCATTACGACCCGCCATTGGGTAAACTGTATCCCTGCATAAAAATATCGACGATGACATTCTCGTCGGCGCCGGTATAGAACATCCGCTGACCGACGTTGGGCATCTCGAACACGTCACTGTAATTGGTGCTTTGATCGCCATGCGGTGAATAGATGGTGTGGAAAATCGACCCGGCAATGAAGCCAATATCGACCGACAGGTTGCCGTCGTCGTCCTTTTTGTTCAGTACGGATACTTGGAAGTATCCCGCGTTGGGCGGGATGAAACTCTGCAAGTTGACTTCGGACTCCGTGGTAGCGACGCCATCGGTCAACGCTTGCTGATGGGTTTCGTAAAGCGCCTTGTTGCCCATGATGCGGGTGCGGGTGAGCTGCGACGAACTGTTGAGTCTCACCGCGCCGGCATAACTCCAATAGACATAGTTGGTCGGCAAGGTCGGCCCGGTCGGCGGTGCGGTCGCGCTGGATAGGGATGCCAGGTTCTCGGGGCGAGCTGTATCCTCATCGCCGGGATCGAATATCCAGTAGAAGTGGACCCAACTCGAAGCGGAGAAAGCTGCCGCAGCGTCGCGGCCATTGGCCGTGGACCCTGCTGTCGTGATGTCGTTGGTCAGATTCGACGGCGCATATCTAACCGCTGACCCGCTGGTGGTATGACGTAGCATGACCACATCGGCGGATAGGGTGAATTGGTTTTGCGATGAGGCGACGAAAGACTTTTGACCAATGGAGCCGTAAGGCTGTGCCTGCAAGCCGCCCGCTGCGATCGCAATCGTGCCATTGCCGTTGGTGACGGTAATGCCGGTGCCCGCGGTAATGTTGCCAACCGTGTAACCGCCTGCCGTATTGCCGATTAAAAGCGTTCCGTCCGAGGGGGTGTCGTCGGTGCCGGTGCCGCAATTAGCAATCGGCAAACAGCCGCGCACGGTAGCGAGGTCTATAAAGTCGCATTCAAACTGATCGCCGGGGCCGACGTAGACGGGCACCATGCCGACTTCGCAATCGCCCGCCTCGATGCCGACGCTGCCCACCGAGATGTTGACGTTATCCCAATCGTAGAGCAGGGCACCGTTCTTATCGAGTATCCGCAGGCGATAAAGGCCGTCGCCGTAGAACCAGACAAACCCGTGGGAGTCGCCGGCTCTAGGCTGCTCGGCGACGGTCGTCTTGGCGCGATCCGTCCAAACATCCTTAACCGAGGTTGTGCCAGCTTCGTAATGATACACCAGCACGCCATCGAACGGATTGTTGGAATCGTCGTTAAACTGTTCTTCCCAGAATTGCGCTGTTGCTGCCATTAGCAGGGCCTCGTTTTCATGCCGAACTTGGGATTCATAAAGACTTTGAACATCTTCATCTTTGGCTTATCGAGCATCCCGCCCGCTATGCCAAATAAAAACGGCGGGGTGGCATTAGTGCCGACAGGCCCCGGTCCAGGTCCCATGACTTGGCTGCGATCGACCGGCAAGAGCGCACGAGCGAAAGATAGCCGTCTAAGTCTCGCATGGTCGGCAGTCGGCGGCCGCTTGAAGATATTGGAAAACAGGCCGACGCCAGGGGCCCTTTGCGCACCGCCTGGACCGGGCGGCGGGAGACTGCCGACCAATCTGCCGCCTGTCGTTCGCGCCATTCTAACGCCGTGCATGCGCGGCCGGCTGACAAACCCTGGCATTAGCCAACTCCGATCTGGCGCAACATGCGGTCGCGGGATTCTTGTTTCTCAATCCACTTCATAAACGGGATGCAGGGCTTATCCATGCACAGTGGGCAAATTCGTTTCATGCACTTACGGCACATTTCGCCAAGATACGGCTTCATGTCAGGTGACGATGCGCGAGTCACCATCAACCGCTGGCAATGGGCACAGAGCAGCGTTTCCGCTTCCTTGCGCTTGCCAGGACCAAATACATTGATCTGACCCGCCTCGCGTGGCGTAAGCATTTTACGTCATTCTGCGTGCATGAAGGTCGCCCGACAGTTCGCCGTGCCGCCCGATATGGTGCGAAAGTACAGCCCCAATCCATTGGCGGCGGTAGCCGGCGCGACAAAGCCATATTCAGGATCGGTCTGCCAAACAAACGTGCCTTGCTGATTGATCGGGAAGGCAAGCATAATCAGACCGGACGTATAGGTCGGCTCAGCCGTATGGTTCGACCCTGCCGCCGACAACGCTGCCGGATTGGCCGGATCTTGCGGAGTCGGCGTTACCGATGTTGCCGTGCCCGCCGCGGTGTACCGCTGGACCACCATGTCAAACGCCTGATCTGCCGGCGTGGCATCGCTGCCAAACGTGATGTGGAACAGGTGCGGCCTGATCGTCGCGGCGCTAGTCAATCCAAGAATCGACATTGTGCCCGTAGCGTTCTGGTCGCCGTTTTCTGAATATCGTTTCAAACCCATTTGAACCCCCTTGCTAAAAATATAAATGCTTATGGTAGTGAGAATTTTCTGCTGGTTGCTTGGAAGGAAAAATATCCATGTCTGCTTCTAGGTATTCCATCTTGATCGTGCGCCGTTCTTCCTCGGTAATGTGATAGTCGCCCGACAGGTCGTAAGCCGTGCGGAGCCACAAATAGCGAGTCCATTGCGGCGGGAAATCGGGGTTGTCGCTGGCGTTGTCGAAGTCGTAGAGCGGGCGTTTGAACATGTAGCGGATGTTTTCGCCTGAGGTATATTCGCTCTCATCAACCCATGTGGTGCCGGCGGTGCCGTAGGGTTCCCAGAAGATTTTCCATGACCGCCCGCTAATGGGCCGAGTCTCCGCTGCTGCCGTGTGCGGCATGACACAGCGGTAATTCAGGCCATCTGATCCAACCACTTCGCTAACATCATCCGAGATCTCCGACGGGCTAGGCCAGATGTAGAGCAACTGACACTGCAAATCCTTGTCCTGCTTCAAGTAGGCTTTTTGCGGGGTGCCGACTTGATCCTTATCGAGCAGCGACTCATAGCCATTGGAAGTGAGTAGTTCGATCTCTGTTTCGTTGCCCGAGGTGTCGCGGTAAAACGCCGACTGCAAATCCTGAAGGTTGGTCGCCAAACCGTCGTCTTGGCCATAGATGATGCCGCCCGCTTTCATAAAGAGGTGCCGCTCATCCAACGCCCAAAGGTGCTTGGAGTTCTGCGTACCCTTGGCGTCCACCTCGCGGAGAATCAGATTTAGAATCTTGATGCCGTCCTGAAGCTGTGCCGCGCTCATAATCTGCGTGCCGGGCCGGATGACGCCAACCCGCTTGTATGCGCGGACTAGGATTTCGTTACGCTTGAGGTTGAAGTTGGAGTCTGCCATTTATCGCCCTGTTCTTCCCTTAACTTCTCATTCGCCTTGGCGCGTTCCTCAATTACCCAACGGTCCTCTCGTTTTTCGGTCGCTTCGATAATCAAATCAGTCAAAGACTTCATGCGAATCTCGCCCGCCCCGCTTCGATCGCTGCGTCAATGTCGGCTAGACTTTTTACCTTGGCCGCAATCTGTACATCTAAGCGGGAAAGTATTTCCTGCTTGTCCTTGAGCAGCGCCGCCCGCTCGCTGGCAATCGACTCGCGCATGGTGTCGCGCGCAACATTGGCGTCGTTTTGGGTCGCCTTCAAAAGCGTTTGGGCAGTTTTGATCTGATTGTCCAACTCGGCGAGCTTGGCATCGGTGTCAAACTTGGCCTTGGCGAGCTTGTCAATTGCTGCGTTGGACTCGGCAATCAGTTTTTTTTGCGTGTCGGCGATTGCGGCTTCCAGCGCATCCTTGCGCGCCTGCTGCGCGGCAAAGTCGCTTTCTTTCACGCCCTCGGTAGCGGCAACCAGCGTTGCGAGAGTCGCGTTTAAGTCTCTGGCGTTTTGCTTGGCTTCATTGAGATTCATTTTTACCTCTGTTTGTAATAAGCCCTACCGCTTAGTTGTGCCGTGCCGCTCTGGCTGATGATGAATGCGTTCCCGGTCGTGGCGATAAACCACGGCTCGCTGTCGAGATCCAAGACAAACGACCCGCCCGCGGTCAAAGTAATCGCACCCGTTAGTGCCGTGCTGCCGTCCTTAAACGTCACCGTGGTTGCCGCCGATGCGACAAAGAAGATTTTGAAAACCAAAATACATTGAGTCGCTACCCCGGCCACAATAGTATTGTCACTCGCGCTGCTGGCGTTAATCACCGCGCCGGTCAGGTCATTTCCTGGTAACGGCGTGCTCATCCGCGAATGTCCTCTTTGCTCATGGCGCTAACCATCGAGTCGCCGTACAGCCTAACCCTATCGAGCAACTCGTCGTCCCGGCCAAACATCGTCAAGGTGAAAAACTGTTGGGCAAAGGCTAAATAAGCGTGCGTCGTAATGAAATCGCGATCGTCGATCCTGACTGTGATTCGATCATCGGTCGTGCCATTACCTTTAATGCCAGCGGCGTAGGCTGCTTGGGTCACATGACAATCCATGCCGAAAAAATGCAAATCCTTCATCCCCAAGGCGAGGGCAATCGATAGTGCGCACAAGACGACACTGCCGCCGCCATTGATCTGCACGCCCTCCAGGTCGCCACATTCGAGAAATACCTGGGTATCGATGCCTTCTTGATGGGTATTGAAAATATAGGTGTCGGCAAACGCCAATCTCTCAAATACCAAAGGATGACACTGCGAAGCCAGAAGATAAGTCGGCCATAGATCGACGGCTTCTATCGTCGGCGGGAATGAATCGACCACATCGATATTACTGTCCAAGGCAACGACATAATCAGGCGAGCGCCTTAAATTCTCGAAGCACCAGTCAGTCATGCGATCAATCACCAATACACGGGCGCCACCATTCACTAGCTCATCGATCTTTTTGCTATAGCCGCTTACCGACGGCCCGCCGCCAATAATCACCGCGGCATGACCAGCCTCTTTATTGAGTAGTTCCTTAATGTTGGGCAAGCCGCGGCGAAAGTTCGCCTTGATATAACTGATGCGATCTTTATCGTCGTATTTGTTCACGAGTCGATAGATCGCCATCGGTCGAAGTTGAACATTCGGGGGAGCCAGCCTGGCCAGCTCCCCCTCAGTGGGTGCTCGTACAATCATGCGACCCTATGACTACAGGTCGCCGGTGGGCATTCTTTCATACACGAGATAAATGTAGCCCGATCCCGCCGTGCTACTCGATGTCGTATTGAAATAAATTATATTGGCACCCGATGTCGCATTCGCCCGTCGATGGAGTTGGCGGACATTGGTGCCGGTTCCGGGGGCAAGGGCCGTGCCGATCAAGCTCGAACCGGAAACAAGCGCCTCATCGAGCAATGTCACCGGAAAGCCGGTCGTTGCCACGCTCACGCCTGAAGCGAACGCCCCGTTAGTCGTCGATGTGCCGATCTTCAAGGCGGCGCCCGTACCCACTGTCGTCACGTGCACGTAGCAATCCCGAATGAACATTTTCGGGAAAATATCGAAGCCGGTATCGACCACCGCCTCCGATGCGCCGACGACCAGATACGGGATGATGAGTTTTTGACTACCGTTGTTCTCCGGCCATACGGTAATATGCCCATCGGAAACCGAGACTCCGCGCAAAAAGAAAGAATGCGCTTCCGATGTCAGAACCGTAATATCCACCGAGGTAACACTAGCGAGGGTCCAAAAACGCATCACGCCATCGGTCATCGTGCCGGGGTTGCTGGCGGCTGTGCCCATGCTGTCCGAGTAGATCGTCGCCTCAACCGGCGTGCTGGCCGTCAGTACATTAAAAAATCCGCTGTCGTCGTCAATCGCCTTCATCGTGCGACCATCGACAAGCTGGATTCGCCATTCTTGATAATTCGATTTACCTGCCATGCTGATTTCTCCTTAAAGTTTAGCGATTCCCCAAACGATGCCGTTAATGACGGAACTCGTTTGGTCTAGGTCGAAATCGGTGCCGTCGGCGATGGTCAGGACGTTGCCCGACGCAGTTACCGTTGGACCGATGCCGCCGTCCGATATGCCAGAAGCCCCCGCAGCGCCCACCGAGGTAATCACCCATCCGACGATCGTCTGAAGCTGCGAGAAAGTGATCGTTTCCGATGTAGTGGTTCCCGACGGGGTGCATTTGAACGGGATCAAAGGCGCATAAGAGCCGACCACTTCTAGGCAATTGGCCCGGCTCACGCCGTTCGTTCCTACTGTCGTGTTTGCCATAACTAGAAATCCCCCTTAGTCGGCCACTGCTGCGGTGAACACATGGACGATGCCGTTATCTTCCGGTGTTGGGCGGTCGTAGAGGATCTTCTCAACGCCCCTGATCTCATGGTTCTCATAGGAAACCCGATGGCCGAGATCCTGTTCTTCCTCGCCGAACTTGGACATTTGCGCCCAGACAACCCCGGCGGCCTGCGCCCCAAGGAACAAGTTGTGCGCATACTGGATCGTTGAGGAGCCCAACTGAATGTCCTCATACTCGTAAATCAAAGTGCCGTTCCACGAGCCTTTGAACGAT